TAGGCGATAAAGTTAGGGTAGTAATAAAGGTTGTCCAGAATATAATCAAGTAGGAATTATATCAAGATTTGAAAGTGATGTTTTTCATAATTTTGCGATTGTAAATATTGATGGTCAAGCTTTTAATTATCATCAAGATAATTTAGAGTTAGTAGAGCAAGAACCCGTTAAAGAAGTTGAAACAAACAAAGGTTTTAAAGTTGGTGATTTAGTTGTTATAGATAATGAATATACAAACTTTTACGGCTCTGTAGGTACTATTAAAGATGTTTTATCTAATGGTAGATACTTTGTTCAAATGAAAGATGTTAATGTTGTTGCTGAGTTTATTTTTACAAGTTTAAGAAAATATAATCCTGAGTTGTTTAAAATTGGAAGTAAAGTAAAAATAATTGATAAAAAGAATAGTTGTTTTGATGAAATTGGTAAAATTAATTTTTTAAACAAAGAAATTACAGAAGTTATTTTTAATGATGGTAAATCTGTAGGTACGTTTTATCTTAGTAATTTAGAATTAGTAGATGAGTTAAAAGAAATAGATAACGGTTTAGTTAATGTAGATCAAGACTTATTTACCCCTAATCAAAATAATATAGTTTATGAAAAAGATGGAAAGTTAGTTACTAATACTCTTTATGTATCTATGGTATTTAATAAGGAACATAAATCTGTATTACGTGCCTTAGATTTGTTAGAATGTACCGAAAAATTTAGAGAGCGTAATTTTGCACCGTCCTTTTATACCAGTGAGCAAAATAAACAAATCCGTATGTTTGAAATGACAGAAAAAGGATTTAGTTTATTAGCTTTTAGTTTTACAGGTGAAAAGGCTGTTAAATTTAAAGAAAAATATCTTGATAAATTTGAAGAAATGAGTGAGCAATTAGCACAAACTAAGCCAGTAACAGCGATTGATTTATTTACTAGTCAGTTGCAAGCTTTAAAAGATCAAGAGGCTAAATTAAGTTTAATTAATGGCAGATTAGAAAATGTAGAAAATACTTTAGAACGTCAGGAAGTTGAAAAGAAAGAGTTATTAGATAATTTAAAAGATGTAGAGTACTCAAATAATACAGCAATTGAAGCTCCTTTAAGTAAAAAGATATTAGCTGTTATTCGTAAATATGTTGTTACTAAGTTTGATAATCCAGGAGATAAGGAAAATCAAGAAGCTTGGTATAAATTAGATAAAGAGATTTACGATAGATTAGGTTTTAATATTCCTCTTAGAAAAAGTAATTATGAAATGAGGGGTATTAAAAAAAGCAGATTGCAAATAATGCACGAGTTAGATATTTTAAATCAAGTGTTTGATATTGTTAGTGATATTTTTAAGGTGTAATTATGCGTAAATATTGTGATAGTGAAATAGAAAATATTTTAATTAATAATGAAATTTCTATTAATTTAGGTGTTAATGATATTAATGGAAAACCTATAAAGAGTAATTCAATAGTAGGTAAAAAAGGAAATGTATTTAAAATATCTTATGATTCTAAGCGTTGTTGTTTTATTATGACAGTTTTACAAACAACAAAAAGATCAATTTTAGAGGTTGGTGAAAGTTACCAGTTTGAACCTAGTCAAAATATAGAAGTAATAGAAGAGATGAATTAAAATGATAAATAAATTTAAAGTAAGTTTGATTCTAACAGTTGAAGATTACCAAGATTTAAATATAGAAGAATTAAAAGATGTAACTAAAGATAGTCTTTATGAAGTTATTAGAAATGAATTTGATATAAACCATGATGATATTAAAATAGAAGAGATTAAAAATAATGATTGATTTTAAAAATATTAAAGTAGGCGATAAGGTTTTAATAAGTTCCCGATATCGTGATAATTATATTGATGATGTTACAAAAATAGGTAAAACATTTATACAGGTTAAAAATTTAAAATTTTCTAATACAAATGGATCAATTAAACCTTATCAACCTATGTCAGATTATATTGTTAAAATAGCTGAAGAACACGATTTTAAAACTGTGGCTAATCAACTAAAAAGAAAAAAAGTAAGAAATTATTTTACAAATTTATCTTTATATGAAAAGTGTTCAGATGAAATAATAACTAAATTAGATACCATCATAAGCGAGATTAAATAATATGACATTAATAAATGATTCCCAATATTTACATTTAAAAATTGAAGCTTTAAAAGAAAGAGGTATTTTAAATGATATTCAGATAATAGAATTAGGTCAAAAAGGTATGATAACGCCTTTTGTATCTGAAAGTATTAATGTTAATGAGCATGGTGAAAAAATACTAAGTTATGGTGTTTCCTCGTTTGGTTATGATATCAGACTCGCACCGACTGTTAAAGTATTTGCTAATCCTGATATTATCCTTGATCCTAAGAATTTTGATGAAAGTATTTTTTATGAGTTAGAAATTAATAAAGATGATACAGGTGAATATGTTATTTTACCGCCTCATAGTTTCGCTTTAGGTCATACTATAGAAACTTTTGATATACCTGATAATATTATGTGTTTATGTACTTGTAAAAGTACTTTAGCGAGGATATCACTTAACTTAAATTCTACAACTTTTGAACCGACTTTTTTTGGACAGATAACACTAGAATTAACTAACCCTAGTGACAATTTTATGAAAGTTTATGTTAATGAGGGTTGTGGACAAGTATTATTTTTTAAAGGTGAAAAGCCTAGTATTACTTACGCTGATAGAAAAGGTAAGTATCAAAATCAATCAGGTATTACAGGAGCTAAAGTTTAATGTCAATTCAAAAAGAAGTTTATTGCGGTGCTTATTTAGAAATAGAAAGCAAAGATTTAGAATTATTTGATACGGATACCATAGATCAAAAATTAAGACTATTTAATGGTGCTATGTGTTCACCTGATGATAACAGATATTTTTATATATCTAGCTTAAGTAATATTTCTAGTACTTATGGGATATTAGAATATGAAAATAATGGAGAATATGATATAGAAATAAATCAAGAGTTTATATCTAGCTGTAAAATAAAATTTGAACATAATTATTTTCAAGAGATTTATAGAATAAATAATTATTACGGTAATGCTATAGTTAAATTTGGTTTCTTAGTAGGTATAGGATAATGACACACATAGAATTTAATGAAAAATATCACACATACACAAATACTAAAAATAATAAAAAATATCTTTCTGTAACTAAGTTTATTAATCAATTTGTTAAACCGTTTGATAGTGATTATTTTTCAATGTTTAAAGCAGTTGAGGAGATTCTAGGGATAGAAAAATTTAAGCAGTTTAGAAAGTTAATAGGTTATCAAAACGAGCCAGTAAGCAAGTTTTTAACTACTGAAAACTGTCAACAAGTTAAAGAGAAACAACAAGAGATATTAGATAAATGGGCTTTAAAAAGTAAGTTATCTATTGAAAAAGGTAATAAGTTCCATAAACAAAAAGAGAATGATATTTTAGAAGGTAAACCTTTTATTTTTGAAGGTAAAAGATATTTTGAAAAAAGTGAAAATTATAAATTTTGTTATGTAGAGCCTGAAAAGATAGTTTATCTTGATGAGTTTGAATTAAGTGGAATGGTTGATTTAACTTTAACTAGATATGATGAAATTATACCTTTTGATTATAAAACTTCTGAAGAATTAAAAAAAGAAAATAAATATCAAAAAATGTTATACCCTCTTGATAAGTTAGACGATTGTAAATTTAATCATTATCAAGTGCAATTATCCTTATACGCTTACATGTTAGAGCAAAACACATGTTTAGATGTTACTGATTTGTATGTAATTCATTTAGATAAAGATAATCAGGAAGTACTACATAAATGTAAGTATTTAAAAAATGAAGTTTTAATGATGTTGGAAATTAGAAAAAGACAATTACAAGCGGAAACGGATTTGTTTCCATTATAAAGGTAAAAAATGCAAAAGGTAAAAATATTATTTGAGGATTTTTCTAAATTTTCAGATGAACCAGAAGAACAAAATTATATACATGTTACTTATGATTTAGATTCTACTTTATGTGGTGATGTCTTATCAGGTGATGAAACATTAGGTTTAGAAGGTTCAATAAAGATTGATGATAAAAAAAATAAGATATCATGTCCAAAATGTATTAACATAATAAGTTTGTGTAAATCAATAAAAAAATCAGAAATTAAATTATAAAAAGGTAAAAAGAAAATGAATGAAATAGATTTAATAAACACTAAATTAAAGTGTGATAGTTGCGATTATATAGATAGCGATATTGATAATAATAATCTCGAAAGTTATATTAATAAACCTTGTCCAAAATGTGGAGAAAATTTATTAACACAAGATGATTACGATCAACAAAATTTATTATTAGGTGTTATCGGTTTAATGAATTTAGCTAACGAAGCATTAGAAAAAGAAGCTGATTTAAATACTAAAAAAGTAAAAACTAATGTTGGAGTTCATAATAATGTTTTAAGTATTGAAATAGAAGGTAATAGTTAATGAATAATTCAGTAGTGTTATTAGGTTATTATGGTGGAGATAAGACACATAGTCTATCTGCTTGGTGTTCTACTTTTGAAGAATTAGGAATAGAAATACCTGAACATATACCCGATAGAATAGATTCAATGTTTGAGTATATTAAAACTAAAAAGAAACGTGCTTATAATGAATTATTAAAGGGTTTAGCTACTCATATTCACATCTTTATGTTATACTTAATGGTGTATTAAAACGTAAAAAGGTAATTTGAAAATGTTTATTTCGTATGTATTTAAAGATATAGAAAATACCACTAATTGTTTTCAGGATTTAAAGAATCTTAGTGGTATTTATAAAATAACTTGTTTAGTTAATAATAAATATTATATTGGCTCTTCATCAAATTTAGAAAATAGATTTAAGGTACATTTAAGAACATTAAACAATAACAAACATAAAAATCCACATTTACAAAGTGCTTGGAATTTACATTCTAAAGAAAATTTTATATTTGAAGTATTAGAATATACAGATAAAGATAATCTCTTAATTAGAGAACAATTTTATATGGATATTTTACAATCTTATAATAGAGAATATGGTTTTAATAATTGTATTAAAGCGGGTAGACCCACAGGTTATAAACATACCGAAGAAAGTAAAAAAATTATGAGTTTAAAAAAGAAAGGTGTTAAACAATCTAAAGAAGTAATAGAAAAAAGAGCTAATCAAATTAGAGGAAATAAACATACTGATGAAACTAAAAAGAAATTAAGTATTTCTAAATTAGGTGCTAAAAACGGTATGTATGGGAAAAAAGAAGATGCAGAACATAAAAAAGAACGTATGAAAAATATGTTAGATAAGCCAAGATGGAATAAAGGTTTAAATAAAGAAACTGACCCTAGATGTGCTAAATTAGGGTTATCAAAAATAGGCAAGCCTGCATATAATAGAATTAAATGTAATTTAGTTAATAAAATTACAGGAGAATCTTATATAGCGGATAGTTTAAAAGAATTATCTAAAATATCAAAAGTTCCTTTAACTACAATAAATAAAATAAAAAAAGGTATTACAAATAAAAAAGGATATGAGTTAATAATATTATGAAAGTAGAATTAGTTAATAGTTGGGGTAATGATCTTATGGTGGTTAATTCAGCCAGAGTATCATTAGGTAAGCATAAAAATGTATTAGATTTATCAGACGAAAAATTAATAAATTACTTGGTAAAACATAATCATGTAAGCACTTTAGAACATTGCGGTTTTACGTTTAGATTAGAGATACCTATTTATATTGCTAGACAGTTAATGCGTCATAGATCATGGTCATTTAATGAGATATCAGGTCGTTATGTTGAGTTTGAAGATGATTTTTTTACTCCTGATAAGTTTAGATTACAGGATAAAGATATTAAACAAGGAAGTAAAAATGATATAGAAGGTAAGTTAAACCAAGAAGAAATAAAGTTTATTTATGAAAGTGCTTTAGATAATGCTTATACGGCATATAATCATTTATTACAAGCGGGAGTATGTAAGGAACAAGCTAGGGGAGTCTTACCATTATCTTTAAATACTCAGTTATATGCTACAGCTAATATAAGAAGTTTTTTCCACTTTCTTAAACTAAGATTAGATAGCCATTCACAAGCTGAAATCAGGGAAATCAGCCAGACAATGTTAGATTTAGTAAAAAATATAGACGGTAATCCTTTTGAATATACATTAAAAGCGTTTAACTTATAGGTGATAAAATGATAATAGGTTTAATAATTTTAGGTATAATATTTTTTTTAATTTCTATTACTAGACCAAGTACTAAAAAAGTAAATTCTTTTATTTTTGATAAAACAGTTAAAACTAATTATAGATTCTTAAGAATAAAAGAATTTAGCGTATATGATAGTTTTTTACAATTTGAACATAATAATAAATGGTATTTTGTACCAAATGATTTATTAAGAAATTATGAATTAATTGAACAAAATATTTTTAGTGAACATTTAAGTAGTTTTGGTGGTTATTATACTAAATATAATGTTATTCATACATTCTCAAGTTTTGAAGATGATTTAAAAAGATTTACAGATAATTACCCTTATATTTATTTATATTTTCAAAATATACAAGAAAAAAATAAAAAATATAAAGATAAACAAGAAATTGAAGATAAAAAATTTAGCGAAGAAAATATAAAATTATTATAATAAGGTAAAAAAAATGACAAGTAAATTTATAGAGTTTGTAGAAAAAGAACTACATTCAGCTTATTTTTTAACTAAACACTTTCAAAAATATGAAACTAATATAAATCAAACAGAATTTAATATAAATGTTTTTTTAAATAATATTGAAAAAATTAAGCGTTTAGATGGTTTTTTAATATGTTGTTTTACTTTTTATTATTCTAATTATGTAGGTCAAGACTTAAAGAAAGAGTGTATTAATAAATTAAATATTAAATCTCATGATTATTCTGAAAAAGATAATAGATATTCTAATTTTCAATCATCAGCAAATTATATTGTTAAAATGGGAATAGTTGAAACTGTTAATCCTGAAATATCTTTAAATATTTTGATAGGTGTTAAGATTGCTAGGTTAAAAGAGTTGTTAACTAGTGGGAAAGTTCCTAAGAATGAGTCAATTACGGATAGTTTGATAGATTTAATTAATTATAGATTATTATTAGAAGGTTATAGGTTAGGGTTACAATGAATAAATTTACAAAAGAACAAATAACAGAATTTTTTAAAACATTTTGGAGAGAACTTGACGCACATTATTATGATCCTGAAATTGAAATATCTATAGATCAAAATAATTTAGTTAAAGTATATATTAATAATGAGTATGAAAAAGTACCTTTTAGCTCTAAAATGATTTTAGGTATAGGAAAATATTTTAATATTGAAGATTTTGAAACAGATGAACATGACCAATCAGGTTGTGAAACTTGTGATCATGGATCTAGTTATGGTTATACATTTAGATTACCTATAATTTTACAAGATAATTAATTTATGTTATAATAATAACTTAATCACCGTTTTCAATAGCTTATAGTAAAAAAGATTCTAGTTAGAAATAGCTAGAATCTTTTTTATTATTTACCAAAGAATTTTTGTAATACTTCAAAGTAAAATCCTGTTGCAGTAACAAAAGCACCCGTTAAACCTATAATGATTTTTCCTTTGTTATTTTTAATTTCATCTAGTATAATTTTTCTTATTACAGGAATAAAGTTTTCATCTAAACTAGCTACTTTATCTTTTAATAATTGAATTTCTTGATTAGCTTTTTCTTGTACTTCAGTTATTTGTAATTCATACTGATTTTTTTGTTCGTTAAATTTTTGTTCATAAAATATTTTTAAATCTGTTATTTCCTTTTGCAATCTTGGTAATTCTACTGTTTCAACTCTTAAAGCATTATGCAAAGTAATAGTTTCGTTAATATTTTGAATTAAATCTACATAACTCGCAGGTTTTTCAAGAAATTTAATTGTAAGAAAATCGGATAAAGTATATTTTAAGAACTTACTTTTATAGCCTTTTAGATTAGCTGAATAAACTAAAATAGGCATAGTAATATGATTATCAAAAAGATAAGTCACTAAATCTACACCTGTTTTATTTCCTGGTAGTTGAATGTCAAGTATCATAAAATCAAAAATATAATTAGGGTCTTTAATTAATAGTAAGGCTTCGTCAACAGTTGCACGAGTTTCAAAGCTTTTAACTTTTAAGATAGTTGCTATCTCTTCTAAAAGTAAAGAGATAGTACTATCATCTTCGACAATAATTAATGCTTTATCTGATAATATAGAGGTCATGTTATCCCTTTTGTATTGTAGTTTCTTTAATAGTAGTACTTGTATTATTATCTATGTTTGTTAAATCATTGTCTAGTTTTTTATTAACTATGTTTGTTGCTGATGTCAAGATAGATGTTCCGCCACCTAAGAGAAGGAATGCCTCAAAAACTTGGATATTTAGTTTATAAACAGTAAAAAGATCAACTAAAGCCATAAATATGCAAAGAACTAAGCACGTTAAAGTAGTAAGTTTTTTACTAGACCATTTACCGTTATTTTTTAAAGTATCTGTAAGTATTTTCATAATTAACCTACAAACGCTAAGCCAAGCTTTTTAAATATAGCTTGCATCTTTGGCCCAGGTGATCTATAGCGTGAACCGTCAAAATACCAACTAACTATAGCTTTACCATTATGTTTAGGTCGCATATCAATATGTATAAACTTTCCTTTTAGGTTTTCATTTGCATATAAACCAATTCCACCTATTTGATTAGAAAAGTTTTTTAGCATATATTCAAAAAATTCTATACCTGTAAATTGTGAGCATGATATATCTACAGCTTTACCATATAAGTGCATGCTATTACTAGCACCGTCAGCGGCTTCATTATGTTTTCTTGATCTGTAACCCGATGTAATAAATATTGCTATATCGTTTTTAGGATTATTTTTATTAATATCATCTCTAGCAGGTTGTAAAATATTCTTTGCTAGTATTTTTAAATTATTTTGATGCTCTTTTGGAATTAAAGTCCATCTTTCGCCTTGACCTGCTAACTCATAATCTGGAAAATTTGTTGTAATATTTGCCATTTTTTTAAACTCCTTTATAATTTTTATATTGATGGTATAAATTCAAAAATAGAGTAATAATTGATATTATCAGATATATCTTTAGAGTAAACGTATTGTTTATTTGAACTTGTATCAAAAACTAGAGTTTGTTTTGCAAATTCGTTATTTATATCTTTTAAAATAAATGGTGTTTCATTATCCCCTGTTTGAATTAATTTATAAATACCATTATTTAAACTTACTACTGTTTCAAATTCTTTAGGCTGATCTTTTAAAAGATATAATATTGAATTATCCGCATAAGCAGGTTGACCATTAAAAATAAACTGACCATTTTGAGTTGCTATTAAAGTATCATCAACTCTTAATACACTTAATGCTTCTGTACTAACATTATATAGAGAAACAAAGGATTTTTCAGGAGTAGAATTAATTAATATATTTTTAAAATCTGTAAGTATAGATTTAATTAAAGCATTATTATTATTTAATTGGTAAAATACATAAAACTTATTTGCTAAGTTATTAATTTTATCTGTAATCTCTTGAAATGTTGCCATGTTAAAAACTCCTTTTAGTTTAAAGTTTGAATATATAAATTTGTAATTGTAATAGTACTTCCAAGAGTTACTAAACCCCATTGAAAAGTAATATCAAATGTTTGGGCTATTGATGGATCAATTAAAACAGGTGTAGTTTGTGTCATACCGTATGATATACGATTTGATAAATTAAGTGCTGCTACGCTACTATAACCGGCTACACCTTGACACCTAATTACAGCTTTATTATTTACATCAATAGATTGACATGTAAGTAATATTTCAAAATCAAAGCCTGCGTTAGATTGACCTAAACCAACTATTAGCACTGTACCTGTTTGTACTAATAAAGTACCCCCAAGTTTTAATCTAAGATTTATGTTAGGTAAACTGATTAACCCTGTACTTAAAAAGCCATTACCTTTTATTAAGATAGTTTTACCTTGGATTAAGCTATTAGCTGTAAGTGTTTTAGTTCCTACACCATTACCTAGTAAGCTAGTTTCTGTTAATACTCCACTAACTGTTTTTGTCTCAGTTTGTGAAAATAATAAGGCCGGTGCAAAGCTAGTTAAAGGAAGTGATAAAACACCTGTTGTAGAATTATAATTAAGCGGTGTAGTAGCTGTTATACTTTCTCTTGCTCTTGTTTGAGTAAAATATAAGCTTGTAGTTTCTGTTATTTGAGCTGTATTATTTGGGATAGTTGGTTTATTAGTTAAACTAGTATAATTACCATCAAACAATATAGGTTTATTAGTTAAGTTATTATAATTTCCATCAAAAAAGCTAGGCTTGTTTGTTAAATCTGTATAAGAGCCACTAAATAAAACGGGTTTATTCTTTATAAAGTCTAACTTTGTATTATCAGATTGAGTCCAGTTACTTTGTATTTGTGTAGCAGGTATAATAGGCTTATTAGTAAGGTTGTTATAATCACCGTTAAAATAAGTAGGTTTGTTTGTTAGATTATTATAGTCTCCATTAAATAAATTTGGCTTATTAATTAAACTGTTATAGTTTCCATCAAATAATACAGGTTTATTTAATATTTGTGATAAACCAGTTGTAGAGTTCCAATCAGCATTAACGGGAGTAGTAAAAGCGGGTTTATTTAAAATATAATCTATTTTAGTGTTGTCTGTTTGATTCCAATCACTTTGTTTATTATCATTTGTAATTTGAGTTTGTAAATTATCAATCATTAATTGAGTAGCTACAGCAATATCTTTTAATTGATTTACATTTAATCGTACTTGGTTATTATAAGCTTGTTGATAAGGCCATGAAAACCTTGTTTTCGGTGTAGTAACGGGTATATTATTTAATTCATCCATTAGTTTAACACCGAGAAATAAGCAATATTATTATCATAATCAATATCAGTACATATTAACCATAACTTACCACCATTAGTATTAATAATTTGATCCGCATTAACTCCGTCAATTACATTATCATTAGCTATAATAGTAATATTATATGTAGATGCGTTTAAACTCTCATCTTTAATAATAAAACAATCATAAATATTAATGTCTTGCACTTCAGGAAGTAAAACATTTATAGAAATAGAACTAGAAACAACACCAATATAGGTTATCATTCCTTTTTTCTTTACAATAACAGTATTAGTAACGGTTATTTTTTGACCTGATAAAGTTTTTAAATCATCTCTACCAACTCCGAATTTAAGCAAAGTAAATAAATCATTTTGAATATTATTATTTATCATATTTTGCTCAGATTGGTTACTAGCTTCCGTTTGCTGAGTATCTAATAATCCTGGTTGACCTATCATAAATCCTGACCTGTTACCCTTCCTTTAATTGCCGTCATTGCTGAAGTTTTAAAAAATATAAATTCTTCTATACCCGCTATAGTACCTGTTAAAAGTGTACTATCTCCACCTCTAACCACAATACGTTGAGATATTTTTACTTTTATAATTGTTCCTACTGTTGGAACACCTGTAAGAGCATTCATTAATGTAATAGTATTATTTGTAGAATCAATAGATATAATTTTGTTATCTTGCTCTATTCCGACTTGTATCCTATCGTTTACTTTAAATTTAGTATTTACGCTATCAGATACTTTTATAGTAGTTTGAGTATTTGAATAACTTGCTACTGTTGAAGTAGGACAATTAGCTGTAGAGCCGTTTAAAGTATAATCAGCACTAAAATTATTACCTGTTATTGTTTTTGATAAGGCGGTTTTACCTATAAGGTTTAAATTACTATAAATTTCTTGACCTGTAGGTTTATCAAAATTTGTTGAAAATGCTACATATCCATAATCATTAGTTACTAAAGATAATCGTGTTGATAGTTCATAATTTGGTGTAATCATTAAGTTATATATCTCCAATCATAAATAAAGTCATTAAATCCTGTGTCACTGCTAAATAATGGTTGTTGATTATTTGTGGTGTAATCGCCTGACCAATCCGCTAAATAAATTTGATAATAACTACTGCCTGAGCGTAAAGAAGCAAAACCGAATTTACTACCATCAGGTTTATTTTTTGGAATACCATTATTGCCAGTGTTAACACTAATTGTTTCAGTGGAATTAGCTATATTAAATTTAACTAATTGATTAGAGCTATTAGCATCAAAAGCATATTTTTCATAAATAAGATTTTGATTATTTTGATCTAATATATTTCTACCAATATATACACCGCCGCTTAATGTAGGTAAATCAGTTGCAGATAATCCATTCTCCCAACCAACCCCATCTTTTGTAAATATTCTTGGATAAGAACCACTACTTTGATGTATTATTGATAATTTAGTATTATCTAAGGAAAAATTAGGTAAATCATATGAGCCAGATATTGTATACAATAATTGCATTGTATCTACATTTAATATTTGAAAACCATTGGCAAACCCATACTGATATGATATTATATTTTCGCTCTCATAACTTGCATGAGGGGCACGACTACCACTAGGTAATGATGTTAATACACCAGCATTTAAATATTTAACTTCTGTTTTGGTTGCATAATTACTAGCTTTTGTAATTCTGTATAAAGTATTATTTTCATTAAAAATGATATCACCATTGTTAAGATACGTAGCACCTTGCTTAACTGTACCGCTACTAGTATGTAATTGAAAATCTGATCCGTCAGGTTTACAACTAAAAACCTCGCCTGTACTAAAGAAAGGAGCATTATATCTTATACCTAATATTCTTTCTTGTAATACTTGTTTCTCAATTATTAATTCAGTATACATAGATTGAATAGTGTTTTTAATTGCTACTATATGAACCCAAAACTTAGTACCATCTGTAATATCAGGTGATGTAATTAATTGCCCACTCACAACATCTTGAAAATTTAATCCTTGCGCAATATTATTATAATTACCGTCTAAATAGACAGTTATTTTATAATTTTGTCCGTCTACCATATCAAAATTAATATTAAAACTATCATTTGTTAAATTAGAAAAGCTAAGATTTTGAGGAGCTATTAAACCATTATCAATAATTGCAGGATCATCAACAAAATTAAGTAAAGTTTGAAAATTCATAACAGATTTATAAATAATATTATCAGCTAACTTAGCTTTGTTTAAATCATTTTTACGTTTTAAACCTGCTAATAGTGTTTGTAAATTATCCACATAATTAGCTAGTGTTACTTTCCAAAGTCGAAAAGGTACATTATTTAATTGCCCGTTAGGGTGTATATAAGTTTCACTTACTCCTGTAATAGTAAATTGACCTATTGCTATACCTGGTACATTTACGTTAATTTTCCACCCTTTTTTAGGTTTATTAGGTCTATAAGTTTCTAGGTTAATAGTTACCATAGGCTCTGTAAATTTCTTTAAAGTAGCTTCGATATAATTAATAGTTTCTTGTGTAACAGGAAAGTTTAACTCTTCTTTTCTTATATAAGTTCCATATCTAAGCATTGATTGCTCGTAAGGGAATTGTTGTTTAAAATCTAATAAACCTTTATATGTTATAACTACTTTTTCGCCTATTAATTTACTGGGTTTATCGTATTGTCCAAACTTAATAAAACTCTCTCCATTTGGCTCTATATGTTTAATTACATATCCTTGCACTGGATATCCGACAGTACTTTCAAGGTTCTCTTCAAGCACATCGAATGAATTAAGTAATTCCCATCGGTCATTCTTGGATAATGTAGCAATCGGACTAGTTAAACCTGTTTCAGGATCTAATAAAATTATAGTTGTGTCACTTATAGAAAATTGTCTAATATATTGAATACTATTACTTGTAATTCTACAAATTAATTTACCGCCTAAATTATTTACAGTAAACCTTATATCATATTTACCTACTTTTTCACTTACATCTTGCGGCAAACTAGCGGTACTAGTATTTATAACATTAGTTAAAAATGAATCTATATATCTAGCACAATATAATATGTCGGCACTTTTTCCAATATTATATGTATCATTTCCTGTGGTTGGATATGTTTGTATTGTTAGTTGATTATTTTGACTAAGTAATAACGCTAATAGTACTAAGTAATTTCTAAGTGTAGAGCTTTCACTAGTTACACTTATAGATTTATCGCCTGTAAAATACTCAGGTTGATTTATATTTAACTGATAGTCTGCATTATATAAAGCACCGTTAACAACATGAGTTGTTAATACTCCACATGACCAATCGTTAGTAAGTTCTGTTAATCCTGTTGCCATATTACCACCTGATAGAATGTTTTTATTGTTGTTTCTGCGTTAGGTTCACTAAAAGATTGAACACCCCAAGCGTAACCAATTTGATTAAGTATTTCTGTTAATATCTCTCTTGATATTCCTTCTATCTCGGGAACTTGCATTTCAATATTTTCACCTAATAAGACAAACTTATCTATTATTGTACCGTTAGCCATTACCCCGCCTAGATCATCTCTTACAAAGTTAGAGCTAAAAATATAGGTTAGTATTGTTAAAAGATATTGAAAATTTGAATTATCATCAAATACCTTATTAGATAATTGAAGTGGATAAAATGACCAATCACGTTGAGTTATTGTTAATGAATAACTAAGTTTTAATCTATTTATACCGCTTGAACAATCTAAAACAGGGGGCGGAATTGTTTTCGTAGTAACGCAACCTAATTTTAAATTATCAAGTATTTGTGTACTATCACTTGTTAATATAGCAATATCGTCACCGTTTTCAATAGTTATATAATTTCCGTTGTCGTCTTGTGGGTCAATAAAACCAAGTGAGAATTGATACAGACTATTATTTTCAGGGTCACTACTTCCAGGTAATTGATTATGATCTATATAATTAGATATATCAATCCATTTAATAGCATTATATTTTTTAAGTAAGATAGGTTGTTTATTTATCATAATTACCTACCTAAAATAGTATTTTGTAAATCATTTTTAAACACATTAAATTCATTTTTCATAGTAGCTTGAAGCATTGGACTATTAGCGAGATCAACATTATGTAATACAGGATTAAAAACAACAGTTATATTTTTAGAGCTATTATTGTAATTATTAGAAGGTCTTGCGTTTGCTTCTCTAACTAGGTTTAATATTCCACTGTGTACTTCATTTCGTTGAGTTTCATTAAATACTGTTTCTTTTGGTTTCATTAATGCAAAAAACTCACCGCCACTTGTAGGGGTATCACCACCACCATGATATTTTAATAAAGGCATACCACGCTTAGCACGTTCTATATTTGCGTCATCAATAGTTAAACGTCTGATTTGTTCATCTATAGATAAATTAGAATTAGAGCCTAAGTTATTAGTACTGTTAGCAGTTGTAGAGCCTATATTTTGATTAGTTGGAGCGTGTACAGGTATTGGAATATTTACAAATCCACCGCCTGGAAGTGGTATCGGAATATTTACCGTACCTGTACCGCTGTTATATCCCGCTTGTGGTTGAGGATTACTAATATTATTACTACCTGTAACACCTTGTGTAGTTTGTGCTATATCATTCGTAGCTTTTTTAATCAAGTTAGATAAATCAATATCATTAATTGCAGCCTGAGCAAAATCCACCCAAGATTGAGTAGCTTGCACAAAAACGTCCTTATACAAGCCCGCAGAATTTTTATAAGCGGCGTCTAACTTAGATATAGCCTGCTTCTCAAGAATTAATATAGCGTCTAATTCTTTTTGCTTTTCTTGCTTACGTTTTTCAGCTTGACGGGCTTCTAGTTCTATTTTTTCTTTATCTTTATCAAATACAAAATTGTAAAATTCTTCTTGACCTGCGATAGCCTTGTTTAAAGCTTCTTGACGTTCTTTAGGATCAAGTATTTTTTTAGCTTGTTCTGTATAATATTGATATTGTTTTAAACCAAGTGAGGCACGTTGACGCATATACGAATCAAAATCTACAGTACCCGCATTAAATCCAGCTTCTAGGTTTTGTCTAGCTGCTGTATTTCCATTAAAGCCATTCTCAAAATCCTCGGGATTAGCTCTATAAAAATCTGCTGTACGTTGATTATTTGGATCAGCTAAAGCATTATTAAAAGCGGTTAATCTAGTTTGTTTTTGTTCTAATGTTGTTTGTCTATCTTCGTCTAATTGTCTAAGTTTATTGTTTTTATCTTGAATTATATCTATTTCTTTTTGTACGTCTTGTTCAAGTTTACGTCTTTTTTCACCGTAAAATTTATCAATAATAGATAACTCAGATTTATAATTTTTTTCGTTAGCTTCTACAATATCTTTATTAGCAGTTTTTGCGTTAGATTTCATAGCAACTAAACGATTATTTTGAGCTATTATTAATTCTCTATCATATTCAGCCTGTTGAATTTTTCCATATTTTAACTCAGCATCTAAAATAGCTTTACGCTCATTAAAAGCATTATTAGCTAGATCTATACTTTTTTGTTCAGAGTCTTCACGTGTTTCTATATATGATTTAGCTACTTTAGCGTCTAATGATATTTGTTTTGCAACTTCGCTTAAACGTATACTATCATCATTTGAGTTAACTTCGTTTTGATTAGTTTGTGCTAATTTATTAAATTGATCTTGTGTAATTTCTCCTCTAGCTAATTGATTAGTAAGGTTTATAAGTTTAGTTATTCCGCTTAAAGTATTATTTAATAATTTATTTCTATAACTATCATTTAATTTTAATTGACTAGTCATAAGTGCTTGTGTTATTTCGAGATCTTTCTCACTTGCTTTTTGTCTTATTTCGCTTAGTTTTTCTTGATGTTGTATCTCTATAATTTCTTTTTTATTAGCGTAATCCTGAGCGTTTAATTTTTCTTGGTTAAGATTATGTATAGCGTTATCATAAGCTAAATTTTCAAGCTCTATCTCTCCTTTAGATGTTTTATCAGCGGTTTGTAATTTAACCTTTGCTAGTTCATAAGTAGAATTAATAAGTTTATTATTATCTTCTATTTCTTTATCTGATTTTGTTAATCCTAATATATTTGTTGCCGTTTTGAAAAAATCAGCTAGCATATCACCCACAAAAGGCACAGCTCTTAATAGATCATTAGAAGCTTTTAAGATATCTTGCATACCTTCTTTACCTTTAGCAGCACCTTTATTAAAGTTATCCCATGCACTACCTAAACTATTTGTTATTCTTACAGTTTCATTTAATACTCTAACTATTACGCCTGAAAAATCGCCACTCATAGCCTTTGTGATATCTGTTAATATTCCAGGTACACTACTAAAAGCATTACCCACACTATTAGCTAAATTTCCGAAACTTTGTACAGTTGCATTATTAGATTGTTGTAATGCTTGACCTATACCGTTAATAAAATCTAATTTATTTTGATATAGTTTCTTTTCAGCTTCAAATTCTTTATTAATTCTAGCTTCATTTAATAAAGCAATACGTCTTCTACTAGCTTCTAAATTATCAAAATAATCTTTATCAAAATAAATTAAAGATTGTTTTTGTTTTTCAGCTTCGATTTCGGCATCAATAAAAGCTAGTTGTTTATTATAGTAATCTGAATCGGTTGTTAATTGTTGTTGGTAAGCTATTTCGTTTTGTTGTACATTATCTTGTATAAATTGTAATTTACGTTGATACAATTTATCATCATTAGCTATAAGTTGTTGTATAGACTGTTGGCTTTGTTCTACTTCGATTTTACGTCTTTCTTCAGCTATTTGTTTATAGTTTGTTATTAATTCACTCTTAGCATTTTTAGTAGTTGTAATTTCATCTTTTAATGATTTTATAACACTAATGTTATTTTCTTTTTCAGCTTTTCTTAAGAGTGCATTTAATTCTTTAAGATGTAAATTAGCTACATTAATTCTTAAATCATTGGCTTCTTTTTCTCTTATCTCATCATTTTTAATGCGGTTGTTAGTTTCTGTTTCTAATGCACTATTAGCTCTTTTTTCTTCGTTGATTTGTTCATCTAATGATTGTTTTTGTAAATCTATTTTATTTTTATTTAATTGCTTATCTATAGCAAGAATATTTTTATTAGCGGCTTGTCTTTCATTAAAAGATAGTTTTAAATCTTTAGACATTTGAGTATAAATAATCTTTTCAGAGTTAAGAGCTAACTTTATTTTCTTTGCTTTGTCTTCAATAGAAATATTTTCTAACTCGGTTTGATCCTGAGTAAATTCCTTAGCTTTTTCTAATCTATCTTGATAACCTTGTACGGTTGCTTGATATTGTACTTTAGCTATTTTTTCAGTATATTCACTAGCTTGTAATTGAGCTTTTTTATACTCTTCACCATCTTTAGTAAAGAATGTTTTTTTGAGGTTGTATAAATCCTGTAAATATTTATATTGAGCTATTAATGATTTTTGTTTTTCTTGATCTGAATGTTGTGTATCTGATTCTATTTCATTTATATTAGTTTTAGCTTGTAAAACATTAGGATCAAATTTAATATTTACATTATCAATATATTTCTTTCTAGCTGCTTCTTGTTTTCTTAAAGCCTTTTCATTTTCAGCGGTAATATAATCATTTTTTGCTTTAAGTAATGTTTTGTCTTTTTCATCATAAGAGGCATTAATACGTGAGATTATATCTCTGTATTTTTCTTCAGTAAGTTTATACTTATTACCATTTTTATCTACTAAGTCAATTTGTTGATCGTAAGCATTTTGTATTTGTTTTAATTCAGCGTCTCTATCTACTTTTGCTTTATTAATATTATAGTCGTGTTTATCTAATGTTCTTTTGAAATATTTATCTTCTAATTGTCCTATAGTTTTTGATGCGTCTTCAGATAATTGTTTACGTTCATTTATACCTCTGATAGTTACTTCTTTTATAGCTTTTTCTTTATCTTTAGCGGCTTTAATTTCTGCTAAATAATCTTTAGCATATTCCTGAGCAAAGTTTTTATTTCCTACAGGATCAAGAACAAGTGAAGCTCTAGCAAGTTCATATTTTTCTAAAGAGGTTAACCTTTTTCCTACTGCAAATCTTTCTTCTTCTAATTTAAGTAATTCCGCTACTTTTTTATTTGCTTCGTCAATAGATTTATTATAATTTTTAGAGTTTTCAATTACAGCACTTTCAGTAGATAAACTTTCAGCAGCTTGTTTAAGTAAATTTATTGCGTCTACATAATCCATAACTTTTGATATAGCTCTTGATAATGGTGTATCTACACTTTTTAACCATTCATTAAATAAATTTAATCCTACAAAAACAGCAGCGGGAATTACTAAATAACTCCAAGCGGCTATAGCAGCCGTTCTAAGTAGATATAACCCTTTTGCTAATATTTCCGCTTCTACACCTACAATTAGTAAAGCTTTCATAGCCGCCATAGCAGATAATTTAAGTGTTACAAATGCAGCGGCTAAAACACCCGCATTAAAAGTTATTACAACAAAACCCGCTACAAGAGTTTTAAACCATCCAGGAAGTAAATTAAAAGTTTGTATTAAAGTATCTACTATAGCAATAAATGGAGCGGCAAGAAATTTCGCTATATCAAATAAATTTTGTGCTGCAACTTCCCAACGTAAAGTTAAAGCTTTTAAATGTTGATCGTATGTTTTTCTTTGTTCAGCTAAAGCACCTTTTTGAGCGTTATTTTGCTTGTCATAATCTGACATTATTACGTCGATTTCTTGTTTAAAAAATTGTGCGTCATCACGAGCTAATTTAAATAAACCCTTTAATGCTCTAATATTTCCGAACAATTTACCTAAAAGGTCGTCTTGATCTGGCCCATTAGTTTTTGCTAATACATCTTGTATTACTTCCGCAAAATTACGCTCACTAAAAGCCTTACTTGATAGATCAATATTTAAACTATCGGCTAACTCTTTAGCTTCTTTAGCAGGGTCTAAGAATGTTTTAAATAATTGATTTATTGCTACTGTGGTCTCTGATATGTTCAAACCTTGTCTAGTTATTCCAACTATTGCAGCCGCAACCTGATCAAGTGATACCGCTGTTTCCCCATTTGCTTTTTTAAATGCAGGTGCTAAGGTCACAGCTTGACCTATATATCTTGATAACTCAGGTAATGTAACGACACCGTCTTGTACAGTTTTAACGAGAATATTGTTAACTCGTGCCGCCTCAGACGTCGCCAATCCGTAAGAATGGAGAATACTAATTGTAGCATGTAATTGCTCGGCTGTTTGTGCTAAACCTGCCCCTGCACCTTGATTAGCGGCTTCTAGTAATTCTAGTGCTTGCTTTCCTTCATAGCCACTTGAATATATCTCACGTAAACCATCGGATAAATCGTTTAGATTTGCTAATCCTTCTTTATTTGCCAGGTCATATACTGCTTGCTTAGTTTGTTTAAATTGTTCCTCAGTTTCTAAGCCAATACTATTCATGTTTCTAAAATTAACCTCAACCTGACGCCCCCACTCGATAAATGGTGAATCAATAAGTTGATTAATTACTTTACCTAAAGCGTTAAAAGCTGTTTGAACTTCCCATATAACATTCTGAAAACCTTGATAAACGTTTGTTTGTTCTCTTACAACGGTTGAGTTACGTATAATATTATTTGTTACGTTATTAATAACAACATTTTCAGCGTTTAAAGCTTGTACAGCTCCCTCTATTACTACTTTTTCAGTTTTGATAGCTGTTTCGAGCGTGTGTAATGCTCCGATGTTACCCTGTATAGCGGTTTTATTAGAATTTAAATTACTAATATTACCTTGTATAGAAGTATCTAAAGTATGAAGTGCTTTTATATCACCATTTATAGCGGTTGTTTGTGAGTTATAAGCGGCTATATTTCCTTTGATAGCTGTGTTATTACTATTGATAAAAGAGTTTTCAGTTTGTAAAGCTTGTATATTACCCTTAATAGCTGTTGTATTACTGTTAATACTAGCTATCTGACCTTTTATATTAGTTTCTAAGGTGTGAATAGCTTCTGTAGTATTTGTAATAGTTTTTTGATATGTTTTAGTGCTATTATCTTGTTTCTCTATATTAGTAGCATTATCGTTAAAAGTTTTACTTAGATTTTTATTATTGTTTTCAATCTTACCAATACTAACGCCTAAAGCGTCCATGTCTTTAGTCATTGACTTAGTAGTAGCATTAAAACCATTTATAGACTTTGCTAGATCATCAAAACTTGTAATAGTTTGCTTAATCTTTTTTAAAGCGTCTGCGTTATCGAGTAGTATTTTTAATAGAATATCATTTAAAGCCATTAGTCACCCATTAGAAAAAAATATAAATGCTCTTTTCGACCGTATCTAAAGAGCATTAAGAAAGTTACTTAGTTTTTTTAGTTTTAGCGTCTTCGGTTGTATTTACAATTTCAGATAATTTTTCATCTTTACTTATAATAGTTGTTGAAGGCGGCGGATCATTTTTAACTAGTTCTGATTTTTCTTTTTTATCATCTTCTTTTTTAGGTGCTGATTTTGAATAAATAAGGGCAATACCTATATTACTATTTTCATTTGTAATAACTTTATTGTCCATATCTGAACTTTCTTTTAATTTTTCCATTTGTGGTTGATAAAGACCTTTTAAATTATCGAAAGAATTAATCATATTTACAGATGTTTCAAAACTATCAGGATAATCAAAACCTTCAGCCCTATTTTTTCTAAACATAATTACATTTACTTTATCTTTGTCTAATTTATCTTTAGTACTTGTAATATATTTAAAATCTTTATCTTTTAATATAGTACTAGTTCCATGATCGCTTAAGCCTAGTGATAATAAAATTTGTTTTGGTTGATATTTCTCTATCATTCTATACCTCTTAATCGTTTAAATTGTAGAAGGTTCACACCTTCATATTGTATATTTCCGTCTTTATCAAGACCGTCTTTTTTTATACGAAAATATTTTTTTTCTATTACTGATCTTGATAAATCAATAGCCGCTTGTGTTTTTTCGTCTTTTAATTTAGTACTTGATTTTTCTTTAGATTTAGAATCTATATCAAATAGCGTACGTGTAAACCATTCTGTAGCATTTTCTATAAATTTATCTTGTTGAATAACTAACCATTTTTCTATTAATGTAGCTATAGTTTGTTTTTCAATCCAAAATTGTGAAAAGTAATTATGTCTTAAAAGTGTTTCAATATCATTTAAAGTTTTACGGTCAAATATATCAAAATCACTTTTGTTAAAATCATTTAAAACTATCTCATAATATTCTTTAACCCTGTTAGTGTAGAGTTCAATATAGGGGAAACTAGCGTATAAACGTACTTCACCCCTCTGTTTATTAAAAAATTTCTTGATGTCTCATTTTGTGTTTGAAGTATTATATTAAATAACATTTCTAATAAAATGCTTATACTTGTATTTTCTAAGATCTCTTTAGTAATATGTTTGTTAGTAGCACAATCTAAAATATCAATTAAATCATTAAAAAATCCTTTGTTATTATTGTTTGTTATTTCTGATTTTAAAAGAGATTTAACTTTATTAACTACCTCAAAAGTTTTTTCTATACTTTCTTTGGATTTAGTTTCTAAGCTATCAGCTAAAGATTGAACTCTATCATAATCTAAATCAGGATTAGCTTCTTTGTACTCTTCTTGAGCTTCTTTACCCGCTTGATTCCAAGTACTAGCAATAGATTTATAATTCTTTTCTTCAAATGTTTCAGTTTTTTGATTAAGAAAAAATTCTTTGATTTGATCTACGCTAACATTAAATTCATCGGCTAATCTATCAGCAAAATCACTTATTTTTATTAGAGTAGCTTTGTTACCGTTAAGATAAATTGTTTTTAAATCGTCTGGCTCTAAATAACCATTTTCATACTTTGTCATTTAATATATATTCCTTTATTTATAATAAAAATATAAGACAGTAAAAGGTTACTGCCCTATATGGTTTAAACATGTTTGATTTTGGAAGAAAAATTTAAGCGGCTTTTAACTCGTTATAGCTTGATAGGCTATAAGTATTAGTAGCAATATCGAAATTAGCTTTACCACGTAATTGAAAACCGTAAGTAGTAGCGGCATCGTTAGCGTTAGTTACACCACTAAAACCACTAATAACCATATCTTGAGCATGCTCAACAACTGGTTTTCTATTTGATCTGTTATATTTAACAATTCTAAATTGTCTATCAGGCATATCTGAACAAGCTTCAACAAACAATCTAATTTCTTTAACTTTTCTAACAGCGGCACCGTCAGCAGGTAATTGAAATATAGGTGTTTTTAATCTTATTACTTTTAAAACTGTGTCAATAGATAAAATATCTGCGAATTCTTCTTCAGTTCCATAAGTTGCATCACCTGTAACTATTCCAACTGTATCACCTGGGTTAAGTCCAGTTACAGCGGTTAAACCTACTTCATAGAATCCGTTATCATTAGGTAATACTACATCACCGTCAACAGTTGTGCTTACAGGTGTTGTAGGTAATATAACTACTTGTTTAGCATAACCAAGAGCCATTCTTTTACCTTCTTGAGTAGCAGCCATAATAGAAACATCAACAGTTAAATCAATAGATGTTTGTTTAACATCTTGTGTTTTAGCAACCATACCAGTTTGTAAATTTGCATACTCAGCAGCGAAAACAAAGTTAATTGCTGTTTCTGACATTCCAACGGGTCTCCATCCTAGAGTACCATTATAGGTAATATTTACATTGTCTCTAGGTGCATACTCTAAAACAGTACCCCCGACACCTATATTTATACCTAAATTGCCTAGTTGTTCGGCTAGTGGATTACATGAATAACTTACTAAAGTTGTATCAGCCATGTGTTTAACCTCCTATGGTTAAATAAACCCTCTTATTAGAAGGTTAAAATAAATTTATTGTGTGAATTTAAAAACGTGGTGCTTTTAGTTCAGGGGTATTAATTTCAAAAATTATTGTAGTGATAAAAGTCCAGTTACCACCATCATTAAAACTTGCTAAAGGCTCTATCTTAAGTAATTTTAAATCACTAATTTGAATAGGAATATTATTTACTGTTTGATATAAATTACTTTCGCATAATAATGTAGCTGTAATATCCCTACATATAAAAAAAGATTGCTCCTTAGCGTCTCTTTCTCCGTATTCTTGATGTGATGATTGATAAGCTACATCAACTAAAATAACAGGCTTAACATAGTTTAAAATATTGTTTCTTTGATAAGTAGCTTCATTCTCAAAATAAACAGCTAAGGCAGGGTAAGACGCAATAGTGTTTTCTAATAAACTAGATTTATAAATATTAAAAATTGTTTGTCCTGTTTGTTCAGACAATTCATAGTTTTTGAATATCTCTTGAAAATATACGTCATTGTATAAAATCTGAGCCATTGCATCTCTAATTAAATATTCATAATCTCGGTTAGGATTTTGTGGCATTAATTAGCTCCATTTGAATATTGTTAGCTATTAATTGTTGGGCACGCTCTGAAAGCCATATTCCGTTACGTTCAGGAAATTTATACTGAGTTTTACCGAATATATTTACTGTTAATCCTTTTGTATGTGTAAAAGCCCCAGGGTGTCTACTTGTTACCGCTAAACCTGATTGTTGAGACTGTACAGAACTCATAGGAGCGACATAAAAAGAATCAATAAAATTCTGTGTGTCTAATGGATTTTGAGAGTTACGAGGTCTATTTTTAAAAGCTTTAGAATTTTTATATCTTTCACTTAGAATCTTAAATTTAGTACCATCATTAGAAGGAACTATATTGCTTTGACTTTTAATATTTTCTCGTATTGAGCCTAATATTATCATTCTAGCGTTTTTTTCTAATAACTTAGGTGAATCGTTTAGTTTAGCTAATACTTTATTAAATATAGCTCTAACGTTTTGATCCTCAATAGTTATAGATACATTAATCATTCAAAAAACCTTCTATCTCTATAACCGCAATCATCTAATTCATAACTAAAATACTTACTATTATAATAATCAGAGTTTTTAACAGTGGTTACTACTCTAGCGGGTGTATTTAAACCATTTTGAGGAGCTAAAGAAGAATCATAGAAACGTCCATTTTCTAAATCGTCTAGTATTTCTTTAGCGAATTGCTTATATTGTTTATAGAATGGGTAAGTATCTTGTTTATATGCTGTGTCTGAAAAATCTACCATAATTAAATTTTTAGCAGCCATATAACTAATAGCTGTACATAACTTTTCATTTAAAATATAAAATTCCGAATTAGTAACACTTGTTTTAATTGGATTATTTACAATGTTAACATTAGAGGATTTTATTTTATTTTGAAAGAAATAAACAGTTAGTTGTGTTTCACTATCTACAGATTTAATAATAGCTACTTCATTAGAATCATAGATATATATATGTTGTTCAGGTCTTACCTTTTGTGTTTTAAACAAAGTATCAACACCTGTAATTATTTGTGGATTTTTAGCGTCGTTTTGTTCTTTAGTATTTGCAGTAATAGAAATTAAACCAGTAGGTAAAACATTAGGTATAGGCGGACAAATATACTTATCTTCTATTTTTCCATAAGCCCATGCTTCTGCTTGATTAATATAACGTTGAACATAATCATCGTTAAATGATCCGTTTTCAATCAATTTACAAAGTGATTTAACTTCCATTACTGAGCAAAACATAATTAAGCGTTATCCTTAACGTCTAAATCGGTTTTAATTTCAGACGCTACATTTTTATTACTTTTTTTATCTGATTTAATTTTCTCAGATTCTAAGTTTTTAGCGTTTGCTTCTGATAATAAAACTTCTAGCTCTTTAACTTTTTCTTGAAGCATAATATTCTCATCTTTAATATTATTTACTTCAATTAAACTTAAACCTGTTTCATTGATTAAATTTTCGCTATCTTTATCTTTAGTATCAATAGCTATTTTTAAATCATTAACATATAAGTTATAGTCTGACTCATTAACTTGTATTTCTTTAGGGCCTACAGTTCTAACAAGTTGACCATCTTCTTTTTTACTTATTTTTTGACCTTCTAAAAGATAAACAGTTCTCATTTTTTCTTTTTTTAGTTCTTGATTATTTTCCATTTTTTAAACCTTCCTTATGTAGAAATAACATTAGAGAATAAATAACCTGCGGCACTCATGATAACTCTTAAATCATAAGCAGTATTTGCACGATACCAGTTACCTGTTTCTTCAGGGTCTTTCTTAAATACTCTCATTTGTACGGTTTCTTGTCCGCCTCTTGTAAAGTTCTTAGCAAGTGAAACGTTAGCTGTAGAGTTTTGACCTGGTTCAATATAACAAACTAAGAAATAATTACCCCATAAATCTACAAAGTTATCCACTTGACCTTCTTTAGCAGCGTTGTATTGTTCATCACCTACAAGAACCTGATTAATAGCTAAATTATCATAATTAAGTAAGTTTTGAAATGCTTGTGTAGTGAATTTAGCATCAGCGGTTGTTTTAAGTCTAGCTAGAAACTCTTGTCTATTTCTTAATTTAGCCCATATAGCACTACCCATAATAATTGTATTTGCTCTTTTACCTGATTTATTTTTAACAGTTTGTGCAGCGTCTCCAATTTGCTCAAATATACTTGTATTTGATGGATCATCGAACTGAGTTCCTGAGCCTAACGCCTCTGTACTACCCGCAAAAGTACTAGTATTAAAAAGCATATCAGCCGCTTTTTTCTCTTTTTGAATCCAAAGTCTATCAACAACACCACTAGCAGCATTATTAATTAATTGTGGTCTAATAGTAGGATAAGCCATTGTTAATTCTTTATCAGAAAGAAACTCTTTAAGTGCATAATCTTCAACATTAAAATTACCTGTAATACTAACGTTTGATTTAACAATATTAGCTATACCGTGAGGCCCTAACTTTGAATCTTCAATTCTAAGGTGTGAATTATCCCATTTTGTATAAGTACCTGTATCACTTACAGTAGGAACAGGTTTAAATATTTTATCTACAATAAAAGTTTCATGGTCTAAAACACGCTTTAGCTGTATCTGTGTAATAGGAACATTAACATTTATATTTGCAAAATTTGCCATTTGTCTATATCTCCTTTATGTTATTAAACTGTAGCTTGTAGCATTAATTCAACTTCTACAAAATCAAGTGCTACGCCTGATTCTGTAAACTTGCCAATAACGGTTGCTGTTGCTGTTACCGCTTGTGCAAGAGTAGCCGCCTTAACTCTACCTAGTGCAAACTCTGTAGCGTCTAATATTGCATATAAATCTTTTGTACCTACTTGACCTGTTGCTATTTGTAGTTTTACTCTAGCTCCTGGTGTAGACATAACATCTACGCCTTGACCTAAATAAACAGCGTCAGTCATTGTTACACCTGAAATTTTAGATGTTTGTGCTAATGGTGCTATAACTGTTTTATGTTCATTTATTGCTGTACCTTCCATTACTGGGATCTCAGCTTTTAAAGTAGCCGAACCTGAACTATAAGAGATTGGTCTTTCTGTTCCTCTTGTAACTGCCATTGTTTTATTTCCTCCTAGAAAATAGACATAAAAAAACTAGCCTATTAAGCTAGTTAGAAATGAATGATATTTTTATAATTTCATTAAAGCGTCATACGCTCCAACCGCTGTTAAACACTCGGTTAAACCTTCAGTAGTTGAAATATCTATATTGTTTTCTTTTGCGTATTTTTCAGCCTGTAATTGATACATAACGCTTTTAGGGTCTGCATCTACTGAATACTTTTCTTTTTGTTGTTTGGTTAAACCTTCATTATCAGGTGCTAACTCATCTGTAAGATAAGCTTTATTTTCAATTAATATATTATTCATAAAGTCTTTTACAGCATCAGTTACGCTAAATTCTTGAATAGTATCACCTACTGAAAATTTAAGTTTAACAGGTGTTTCTATATCAGCTTTTCTAAATTCTTTCATTTTAGCTAATGCAAATGATTCTTTTCCAGGTGATAATTTTGCACTTCTAATTAAATTAGAAATAAAGTCTTTGTCCTCAGCTTCATTTTTATCTAAAGCTAATTGATCTAATCTAAATTTTAATGCTTTTTGTTCATCTTCTTGTTCTTTTAACTTAGCATTTAAAGCATCTTCTTTTTGTTTAAATCTTGCTTCAATTTCAGCCTCTTTGGATTTTGCAAATTCTAGCTTATATTGTTCAACTTCAGCATTAAGACGTTTATTTTCATCTATAATGTTTGCAGTATTTATAGGCTCTTGTTTTGGTTCAACTTGAACAGTATTTTTACTCATAGTTTCGTCTGACTCCTCTTTCATTTTATCCATATATTCTTTTTGTGCCGCTTCACTTAAAGCGGAAAATTTAGCAAAAGACATAATAGACATACCCATCTCAGAGTACTTCATCATTGCCTTTTTATATTCCTCTTCTGTCATTGTGTTGATCTCCTCTGAGATTACATAAATTAATTTCTTTCCATGTTCAAAATCGTCTATATGCAAAGATTCAAAATTTTCTATAGAGCTTTTTTCTAATCCGTACATGTAAGGTTTAAATACTTCAAATAATGCGGGTATCTCACCAACGGGAAGTAATGCAACCGCTGAGAATAAAGCCTTATATGATTTGTTTGCATTATCTGCTTTTATATTTCTGTAATATTCGGCTGAGTGTGTAATTAATAATTTATCTTGAATCATTTTTTTAACAGGTTCTAAAACATTAACGTAATCACCTATTAATTTATTAGCTACAAGTCTTAAGTTTGCTACTTTACCTAATATAAACGGAAATTTTTTAAATATGTCATAGCGTTTATCTCTATCAGCCTTAGTATCTTCATGAGTTATTTTAATGTCAGGCATATAACCAAGTTCGTTATAAGCTTTTACAGCGTCTTGTAAGTCTTCTAATGTAGTAACTTTACCGTTAAAAGTACCAGTACTAAATATTTCTACGTTTGGAAAATCAATTACTAAATCAGACATTATTTAAACCTAATTTTCATATATATTACAAGCGGCTAGCATTGTCATAACTTTTTGTTGTTTTTCAGGCTCTAAATTATCTAATGGTAATTTTTCTAATATGTTTTGATGTACCGCTATAGTACTACCATCTTCATCTTCAATATAACTAAAGTCATTATCATTAATACCTAAATCTTTCATCATATTGTAAAATGGTAAATCACAAGTTTTTATATTCATTTATATTTTCACCTATTTATTTTTATTTACAAAAGCAATAGTTTCGTCACTTGAAATATCATCATTAGGATTTGCTATAATTTCAGGCTCAGGAATATCATCAATTTTTCTTACATACTCACGGACGTTTTTATCTGTCGCATTTATAAAATTAGCATTTGCAAGACTAACCAATCTATCTACTAGACTATCTTTACTTTCTTCTTCTACTTCTCCAAATTTAGCAGTAGGGTATAAGTCACTTGTGTATATGTTAGGATCAAAGTTATAACGTGCCATTGGCTTTATAATTTGTTCTTTAACAATATCCTCTAAGTGCTTAATTAAGTACATAATATTTACTTTAGTAACTTGTGATGATACTTTTGATCTTGCGTAACTTCCACCCTCTGAATTATTAGCTTCTGATGAATTACCAAGAATACATTTTGATATTTCTTCGTTTAGAAATTTAAGTATATCTAAATCATTAGAAGTATTACTATTTGAAAATCTATCTAATAACTCAGCTTTTAAAGGGTCTGGAAGTGTACCGCCTGTACTATGTTCTATATCCTGTAAAAATTTATTAGCTGCTTTAATTAAAGCATTATCAGGGGTAGAAGGCATAGAAATAACTACAGTAGGTCTAGTCTCTTTGTCTGAACGTTTAAGTTTACCTTTCAATAATTCACGTTTAGCAAAACATAAAAAATAAAGTGTCTCCGCTAATCCGCAACCGTAAGGATTACTATATTTTTTCTTCCAAGTAGAATAACAAAACTTACTAACGGGTAAAGGTTGGCTTGGATTCCATAAATTACTTATACTTAATATATTTCCAAAGCTATCGCAATCAAATTGATATAAGCCTTGTTTCTTATTTTTTAAAGCATCAATAATTAATTTATTTTCAAATCTTAAATCATCTGAATATTTCCATTTAAATTCAGATAAACCGTATCCGTAAATATCACCTACTAATTGTCTTAGTTCGTCCTCAATAGTACCTTGCATACTATCAAAAACATAATTAAAAAAGTCGGCTAATTCGTCCGCTAATTCTTGTTTTTCAGGACATTTGGTAGATACATGTATACTAAGTACTAATTGAACTACTGAGCCTAGTAAAAGCTCTCTACATGCTATAACCTGAGCGTCTTTTTCGACATACTTTTCAATTTTAGCGATACCCTTATCATTAAGGATTTTATTTCTACCGAATCCATAATAATCATCTTCACCTAAATCAAGTATTTGAGTAGTATTAATTGTATTTACAGATTGACCTACTTCAATAGTTGGATCTTTCTTAATTACTCTTTCTATCTCTTTTAATTTATCTTGGTTAAATAAAGGATTAACCAAAGTTGTATTAAATAGACCTGTTGAGTAACTTAAATTACTCATTAATCAAATTCACTATCATAATTTTTTCTATCTCCGTAAGTTTCTATTACTTCTACGTTAGGTGGCGGGCTTGATTCTAAACTATAAAGTACGTAACGTAATGCGTCTAACGCATGGTCATTAGCTTTAATAGGCTTATCAACGCCTTTTTTACCTGCTTTTTCATCCCATATATAAGATGAAAATTCTTTTAAGGTATGTTTACAAGTTGTATGTATAAATAATCTATTGTTATCAATAATAGATGATGTTTTTCTTATTCCATCAATAACAGAGTTTTCCGCATCAGTTGTATAAATACCTTGCTCTTTTAACTCAGTTTTAAAACTTGATGCACTAGGATCAAGGAAAAACTTAGTAATTTTATAACCCTTAACAAATTCTTTTAATTTAGTAGCATAATAAGAATCAGTCTTTTGTCCTTCTTTTCTACCTTCGTGATAAAACTCTTTAATCAAGTAATACTTATTATTTAGCTTACCAAAAAGTAAGAATACACACGGGTTATTAGTGCCGTAATCCATACCCACATAATAACTATCAAAAGTACTAGGTATAGAATCTAGTTTATGTATATCATCTTTAAATACATCATAAATAACGCCCGCAGCCATAACCCACAAGCCAAGAATAAATCTTTTATACCAAAGTCCTGTAAATGCTTTTTTCATAGCTTCGACATAACTAGGATCTAAATTCGGGTTATCATCCATAGTAAAGGAAAATATTTTTAAATCTAATTTAGTATTATTTAAATAATTTTCTTTTAACCAATGATAAGGACTATCGGGGTTAGTAGTTCCAAATAATTGAGAGCCTAACACCCTTAAACGAGTAATTAACATTTGAAAAAAACTTTCAGGGTATAAGGTAATCTCATCGCAATAAGCACCCGCATAAGTACCACCCCTTATTTTATCTTGTGCCCTTTCATCATTAGCTCCAACAAGATCAATTACGCGACCATAAACAATTATTTCGCCATCACCTTTTTTCTTATAGTTATCAGTGCCAACTATAGCCTGTAAATCATCTAGTACGTTTCTTTTTAATGTACGTTCTGTTTTACCTACCATTAAAAGACGACCTCTTGGGGCTGTCTTTATGTATGAAATCCATCTAACTATAGAGGTTATAGTTTTACCGCTTGATACTGAGCCTTCCCAGATATTATAACGAGCTGTACTTAAACTTAATGATAATAATGCTTTTCTTGAAAACTCACCAAATTGAAACTTAGCATTAATTATATTATCTTCGGTACTAAGCATTATCTTCTTTATTCATTTTTTCAGTACTTCGATTAATAGCATCGACTAAATTATCTATAGAGCCATTATCAAGAGGTTTTTTAGCTTCTTCTTTAACTTCGTCTCCATAACCTAATTCTTTACCTTGTTTACGTAAATAAAATTGAATTGATTTAGTACAAGGAACAGTTTTATATACAATAGGCTTGCCTCTAAAATCATAGTCTTGGATAACTACACCGTCCATAAGTTCAACTAACTTACTTTGTGCCCCGTCAACACCGTTTGCTATTGCATCTTTTAAAGCTTCTCTTAATGTTTTACTTCTATTTAATCTACGATCTAAAGCACGTCTAGTTATATTTAATTCATTAGCTATATTTAATTTAATTCCACGATGTTTAAAAAACGCTTTTACAAATTCTCTATGAGTAGGTACTTTATGATGAGCTTTTATTTTTTCTTCTGTGCCATCTTTTTTAGATTCTTTCTCAACTTGCTTATATTCGTTTAAATTTTCCTCTTCGAGATCATCTTCGGGATAGTCTAAATCAATATCTTCATCACTAACGTTAAAAATTAAAGAACCTGTGTTATCTTCGTTTCTACCATAATAAGCATCTATAGCCATGTGTACGGGTGCTAGTTTTAACTTTTCATCTTGTTCTATTAGATCAGGCTCGTTATCTTTATCTTTTTTACTCTTAGGTCTAGCCATTTTATTTATCCATTAAAAAAAAGACCCGTTATAGGTCTTGATTTATTATTTAATTTTGTTTGGAGTAAGCTAAAAGGTAAATAAAAGCTTACTCCTGATGTAAAAACTTTGTATACATTTTAATATAACATAAGTATTTAATTCATTTTTGATTCATTTTATAACTTATAACTAAGATATAGTCTTAAATAGCTGAAAATAAATTTCATTGTTTTTTGTTACAATAGTTTACTTTAATTCTAAAACTTTTTAAAATTGCTTTAATAATAATTCGCCTGCTTTAATAAAATCTAAGTATTGAGTATAAGAAATATTCTCTATTAAAGCATTTAAAGCTGTTTCTTTATTACGCCTTGATGTTTGTCTCTTAGCTGAAATTTGACTGTTTTTTAATCTTGATGCAGCTAATTGAATAGTATTATTTTTAGATGGTCTTTCAGGAAAAAACCACACAGCTAAAACGCTATAATATTGAATATCTAAAGTATTTAATGCTCTATTTAACACATCAAATTCTATAACTAATCTAGTAAATTTTTCTTTATTCTCAACTCTTGATAGTAAAAAACTAGGTATTTCTTGATTTACATTACAAATATTTAGTTGATAAGCTTTTAATTTAGATATTTTCTTTGCTTTTAAGCCGTCTGTAACTCTATTTAAATCAATAACAAAGTTTTCACGCCTTCTAAAAGCCGATTTACCTAGTTCATGAATGCTTTTATCTTTTCCAAAATAATCATTTAATGCTCTTTGAATAACTAAATCATATTTATTACTAATATCTATAATCTCTTTAGTTTCTCTTACTCCTATGGCTAAATTATTTTTAGTAATTATAAAATTTTTAGCCATCATAACACCGTCAACATAGGTTGCGAGTGCAAAAGGTTTTGACGCATCGTTATCATAAAAATATACCTGACAATATTCATTTGATTTAATGATATCTAAATTATCCGAATTAATATTTTTTAAAACCTTAAGAAATTTATCATCGTTAGAGAATATTGGAGAATCTATATAGAGTTTTTTTATTGTTTCATAGTTCATATATAGATTATTCCTTTGTTTCTGTTAATTCAATGTATTCAATGTTTTCATTAATTAATTTTAGAATTATTTCAGCATCTTTACTTAAGCATGATACATAAACATAATTTTTTGTATCGTCCCAATCATTAAAACTATAAGATAAGTAATTACTATTAGAATATTTATATTTTTCAAAATCATTTATTTTTATAGAAAAAACATTTTCATCTTTTAATTCTTCTTTATATTTATTTATTTGATTTTCAGTAGGTTGAATATTAAAAGTAGTTATTCTATTATCTGTATATAAAACCTCTTGTTTTGCACCGTAACCATAACTAACAGAAACAAAGCCAGGGCGTACACGCATATTAGTTTTATAAGGGAATTTATTATTAATATCATAGTCTAAACCTGCTAAAGAAACAGCGTCACAAAGATATTTACAAGGGTGATAATCTACGCTTATAGAATTATACATTGCCCCAAATATAGGATTATTTTCGTCCCAATTAGTTTTATATTTTTCTTCTAAAATCTGAGTAAATGCTTTTTCAAATTTTTCTTTATCTTGTGTAGTAGTTTTTACGTTCTCACTCAACATACTTGCCATAACAGAAGTTATAAAACCTGTATGACTATTATCACCATTATCAAACTTAGCTGTAGTTTCTAAAAATTGACTCCACCACTTAACTGCTGTTTCTATTTCTTTTTGCATTATAATTTTTACCTTTTACTTTTTATTTTCGTCAATATACTGACTTCTTAACTCTACTTTATGTTTTCCATCTTTAACTATTATATTTTGAAATAAAAACATAGTCAAACCTTTTTGTTTATTATCTTTCATTAGCTTATAAATTGATAAGTTAGCGTTTACATGTTCTGAATTAATTTCTATGTTTCTAAGTTTACGATAAGACTCTGTGAATCTTTCTTTAGTAATGTTTAATTGCTCTAATATCCAATCTTGAATTAATTGAATACGTCTTATCTCTATTTGAGAAGCAAGCTTGTTTTTATCTTCTTCATTCATATTATTAAATCTCTTATAATTTCTATTAGTTTATAAATACCAAATAAGGATAAAATAACTAATAAAATAAACCCTTTTGTAATATTAAAATCAAACATTTTATAAACCTAACTATTTAAAATAAAAAATATAATTAACCCTAAAAATAATATAAAAAGACTTCCATAACTTAATTTTATAATTAAACTACTATAATCTTTTAATTCACTATTTTTAATATCAATAAGACTGAATAATGTTTTCTCATTATCTTGTAAACTTTCGATAATTTCCACATAAGTTCCACACTCCGCATGTAAAACATCCACAGCCTGAGTTAATTGTGTATTTCTTTCTTCTAAAGTATCTAAATCAAATTCTAATTGTTTAATAGTATTTTCTTGCTCAGTAAATTTATAATTAAGATCAAATTTACCTTTAAAATATAAACTACAAGTATCAGGCTCACTTCTATGCTCTAAAACAATATACTTAGTTAATTCTTTTATAATCTCGTTAGTAATCTCTTGATAAGTAGCTCTAATAAGTAAATCTTTATCACCTCTAAAATAATATAATTCACTCTCGGTTATTTCTTTTTTAATTTCTATATAATCACCTTGATTCATTTCTTTAACTCCACGGGTTAGATAATTTAGCTATTTGATTTAATATATCCTCATAGTTTTTTAATTGTGCTTGTAGACCTTTTATTTTAGATTCTTGCCTAGTTATTACAGATATTAAATTCTCAACTTTTACATCAATAGTCTCAGTAGCTATTTCAATCTTTTCATTATTTAAATAACATTCATTTATAAGTAATACTAAATCGCTATCAGTAAATAAAACGCTATATAATACTTTTACAGCATTTGTGGAAACACCTTGAATTATACCTTCTGCGTTAATATTTAATTTATAACTTGCCGCAATTATATCAGTTTTTAAATATACTTTTTGCGATACTTGAAATTTAGGTATTTTTGACATTTTTTAATCCGTTTCGTGGCAACCATTCGTTATTAATCCAGTCTAAACGATAATCTTTATCTGTTGCAAGTTTTAATTGATGTTTTAAATCGTCTATTTCATCGTTTAAATCAGCTATGATTAATAAAAGTTGCTCTTTAGTTTCTGTTATTGGATTATCACATATTTCAAACTCTTCAAACATATATTATTTACCTTTTAACTTTCCACAATTACCATTAACTTTTAATTTCATATCTTGAATATCATTATCTATATAGCATCTAACATCGTTGCAATACTCATTTACTAAATATTCACAACCTTGGACCATAATTGTTTTTGTAGTAGTTCTAAAAGCGTAATCTTTATTTCTTGGCATAAAACCTGCAACTATAACCGCACTTGTAACAACTCCTGTTAATGATAAGATAAGAATAATTTCAGAGCCGTATTTATTTAAAAATTTAATCATTTAATTTCTCTCTAAGTTCTTTCAAATATCTTATATGTTCATCTAAAGATTCTATAAATAGCTTTTTATTTCCAGTGATATTATAATTAGAGTTTATAGCTATTATGTTAGATAATTTAGAATCTATTTCATTTTTACTAAAATCAAACTCAATTAATTTAAAAAACTCAGGTGAATTTTCTATAGTTTCTTTAGTAAATAAAATTGATTGCATACCTTTTACATTTGGAGCTATTCGTTTTAAAATTGAATAACCGTTTTGTTTTTCATCAAAAGTTAGTATATCTTGATAAGATAAATCTTTAATCAAATCAGTAAGTACTTTATATTTTTTACTCATTCATAAACTCCTTAGCAATCTTACTAAACTTACCTAAACCTTTACCTATAGCTTCAAACTTACTTTCTATAGCCATAAAATTACTCTCGGTATAAACTAACCAAGCGAATATAAAATAATTTAAATTATGACTATAAATAGCTAATATAGTTAATATTAAAGCTATAAATCTAAGAAAATACGCTATTTTTAAAGTCATATCTTTTTACCTCTCAAATAATAAACACTAACAATTACAATTAAAAAACATAATATCGAAGCCAGTAATTTAACTGGGATATAAACATCAATCATTTTTATCTACCTTTGCTATAATCAATATTTAATCCCATAGTACCGTCCCTACTATCATGTTCTGTTATTAATCCTAAAGCTACTTTATCCGCATAAGTTAACTTAGCTAAAGCCTTAGCCTTTTTAGAAGATGTATTATCAATAGTAATTATTATTTTATCCTCGGTTTCTGTAATACTTAAATTATCTGTCTCTATCTTTTTTACAGGCTCAATACCTCTTCTTAATTTTTCAGTGTCATAGTATTCAACTATAAATTTACTCATCATTTTTATTCCTTTTAAAACTATTAATAATCATTTGTTGTTTTACTTTATCTTGACTATAACTTGAACCCACTTGATTAATATTTAATTTAATTCCTTGTATAGCTTGTTGAATCTGCTTATCTAACCACTTAATATTCTTAACAATTTCACCTATATCATGTTTAAAACTTTGTGCATTAAATTTTAAAGTAAATAAAACAGGCTTAAGATTATTCTTTTTATTTTTGTAATAGCTTTTTATATGATGCCTACGATTACTTATTTTTTTACTCACAGCAATTACACCCACAATCACAATCTTTAATAACTAAGTTTTTAAGTTTTTCTTGTTCTAATTTATCTTCTAAATCAATACGTTTTATCTCTTGATAATACTTTTCTTTATTCTCTGGAAGTAATATACCTTCTATCTCAAAGTAATCATTAAAAGCACCTGAAACAAATATAAAATTAGTTTCAGTTAAAAACAAACTATCAAATTTATCTTTTAAGGACTTATAAGCATTTTTACCAATTTTATTTAAACCTACTATACGTTTTTCAGCATCAGTTACAATGTATCTAAATTTATGTGTACTTTCCATATTTAAAACCCGTAATCTTCAGGTTTACTTATTGAGGCAGGCTTCATAATAGATACAGTAATAACTTTTTCTTCTAACTTAGCATAAAACTCTTTACTCTCTCTTACAGATTCTTTGTATTTTTCTACATTCTCAGATAATAAAATACCTTCTATTTGATAATACTCACTTTGATTATAAATAATCTTTTTAAAACAAGTTTCAGTAACGTGCATATAATCTAATCTATCTTTTAAATCTAAGTACATAACTTCTTTTAGTTTCTCACTACCTATTATTTTTTCTAACTCAAAGTTATCACTTATTTTACTTCTAAAAATAAATTCTGTTTTCATTATTTAACCTGTTTTGATTCTAAAATAATAACTCTTTGTTTCAACTCTTTTATTTCTAAACTATGCCAAGAAGTTAAAGCAAAAACACAACATATTGAAAATATAAAACAATCTAAAGCATTAACTTGACTTTTATACTTTGTAAAAATATTAACTAAGGAATAAATTACAAATACTATGCTAATTACAAATAAAGTTTCTAACATAAAAACCTCAATAAAATAAAATCTATTATAGCATAAGTATATACTTTTAATATATAATGTATATATTCTATTAAGAGGTAATCAATGGATAAATTTAAAATAGGCGATACTGTTAAAGTTGTTTATACAGAACCTGGCTATATAAATTCTTATTTAGGTTTAACAGGTGAAATTATAGAAATGAATGATAGTAGTATTTTACTAAGTTTTAGAAATGATGAAAAATGGTTTTTACCTAATGAATTGGAGTTAATCAATGAGTAAAGATAAATACGCAATTCTTTTAAAAATTCCTATAGAGCTATATCAAAAGATTAAAGATAAAGCAGATATAGAAAGTCGAACGGTAACAGCTCAGATACTTGAAACTATGAGAGATTCTTTAGAGGAGAACAAAACTAATGTATGAATTTAAAGTAAATGATACAGTTAAAATAGTTAATACAAGAAAAGGTTATATAAATGTTTATTTAGGGTTAACAGGAACTATTACTCACATTAGTGATGATTATATTTTAGCTATTATTGGTAAAGAAACAAAATGGTTTTTTCCTGATGAATTAGAGGTAAAAAATGACTGAGATAGAAATACTAGAGCTAAAAGCTAAAAAAGTAACTGAAAAGATAAAACTTACTTGCAAAGAATTAGTAGATGAACAAAATAAAATATTAGATAAATATAAGCATTTGAAAGAAGGTAAATAATGAAATTAAAAACAACAATATTTGTACATTATATTGATAATAATGAAATTAAAGTAAAATTATTTAACACAACTAAAAAGGCTCAACATTTTGCAAAAACTTTACATAGAGATAGGTTTTATTTTGTAACTAAAAGAACTCAAAATCATAAAAATACTTATATAACAACACTTCCTAGTTTTTTAAAAGCATCTTGGACAATTCAAGATAAATGGAAATTTCCAAAAAAAATTAACGCAAAAGTAGATTATTAAATGATTGAATTAATACTAGTACTATGGACAGCAATTATAATAATAACCACTTTAATATTTTGTGTAGCTGCAATATTAATCGGTATTAACTATATTAGGAAAGCGTAACTAAATGATACCAAGTAAACTTCATTACAATAAAGATGAATTTATTAAAATTAAATCAAATTTTAAAACAAATGCTTTAATAACAAGTTATTGCCCTACATGTAAAGAACCATTTAAATATTACATAGATGATTTTACTTCTATTACTCATCTAAACGCTTACAATGATTTAACTTTAGTTTGTTATCACGAAAATACACCGTTTGAAAAAGAATTAGGCGATGAATGGAAAGTAAAAATAAGAGTTGATTTAAATATTAGCATAGTTGGAGAATAACAATGTTTGAAATGCCTAGTAGTTTATCTCAAAAAACTTTAAAAACTATGAGAGAAAATTATATTAAAAAAGAGAATAAAAAATATGAAAGATTATTCCTAGGAGACTATGAAATAAAAGTAGATAACATAAATAATTCTTATGAACTGCTAAAAATTAAAGAACCTGATAATGTTTTATATTTAGGCGATCAAAGTTATAAATATCAAGTAGGTGAAATAGTATCACTTCTCACTGAAAACAAAAAAGTTAACTATATTATAAAATCTATTGACCACGAAAATGATGGTCGTACTATTTTAGAATTGCCATACGCACCAAAGAATCGAAAAGAAAAAAGAGATTTAAAATTTAAAAGGGAAATAATTTAAATGTATAACGCTCAAATACTATTAGCATGTAACGGCAAAGAAATAAATCAGTTAACTGAATACGCAAAAAAGCACTATAAAAAAGGTAATCCAATAGATTTTATTTTACCTGTTGGATCAATAATTAATTACAATGCTGATAAAAAACTTACAAGATATAAAATTCTAGCTTATGAAGCAATAACAGTAGCCTCTTCTAATTACACATATAAAAATCAATTAATTGTACACGTAGAAGAGGTTTAAATGTCTGAATTAGATTGGCAAGGCTTAATCATAATAGTTTTTATATTAAGTGCTGCTTACATGTTAAAGGATTAAAAAATGCTTGAAGAAATAAAAGTAAATGATTTAGTTATTTTAAATGAAAAAAAATCAAAAGGAACTAGTTTATATAATATTTTATTAAAAGTAACATCAATTAGCAAATGGGATAATACTATTAATGTTCAAGATATTAAGGATTGTTTTAATAGATGTGCCTTACCCTTATCTGAATTTAAGTTATTTAACCCTAATGATTATCACTATAAACATAAAAATAATATTTTCACTAACAAGATCGATTCAGTGGAACATATTTATGAAAACGGTGACATAGATTATGTTATTAAATTTGATGATGGCAGAAAAAGAAATCTAAAAGAATGTACATTAATAAAAAAGGGAAAACCAATGAGATACAAAGTAATAACTAACTTACTAGAAAACTTTCCAAAAGATACTATTATTCAACAATATAAAAAACATGACTTATATAAAAATATATCTAGTACTAGTGGAGCTTTATCAAAAGACTTAGTAGAAAATAATCCAGGATTCTTTCAAAAATTAGATTTCACCGAGGAAAACATCAACACCTTACACAGTCAAATAGCTAATTTAAATAATAAATTCCATGCGTTTGGGATATCAGAAGGGTTTATAAAAGACTTTAAAGAGTTTGAATCTATTGTTAAACAAATGGGAGAGTTACTATAAATGGACATAATCTATATTTTAATGATAGTACTAGGCTTTATAATATCTAACTATTTTAACTCTTATAAAACATATCATTTAAAACAAAAGAATCAAGAGTTAAAAGATGAATTAAGCAACTTTATACAAAAAAATCTAAGCTTAGAAAGTAAATTAAAAGAAAATGATAAATATAAAGATGTACCAATACATGATATTTACGATATCAAAAGCTCTATATCTGAGATTCAAAGAATTGTAAAAGAATCAAACCATGACTTGAATAAAATTAGTGACACTTTAAACGATACTAAATATATGATTTATCAATTACATACAAAACATTATAAGGATTAAAAAAATGACAAGTTTTATAGTAGATAAATTAATCCAGTCTGATTATGATTTAAAAGATTGGTTACTAACTCAAGTACCTCAATGCTTAGGGTTATTATATGGTGCTAACTTTGATAACGATGAAAAAATAACTAAAGAAAAGATATTAAACTATATTCATACTAGCTATAAAAAATCACTTAATTATTACAAAAATAAAATAACAGAAAGTCAAAAGTTTTTAACTGAGATAAAATATGCAACTCATTTAAAATTAAATTATCTAAATAAATATCTTTTAGCAATGGAAGAAAATAATAAAACTTTAATTTCAGAAAGAACTAAATTTTATAAAGAAAAAGAAAATCTATCTAAATCTATTGAAAAAGTACAAACTTTATTATCTAAAAATCCTAGTGATATTATAAAACCTGGGTTAGAATCATCTTTAAAGTTTTTACAGGAGTCTTACGGCTTTTCATATAATAACGAGTTTTATAGTAAGTATTATAATTCGTTTCCTGAAACTTACGAGCTATATATTGAAAAAGAAATAGAACAAAATAAAAAAGATATAAAGTATTTTAGAAAAGAGCTTACTAATACCTTAAAGCGTAAGAAAGAAGCTTTAGATTTTTATCAAGAATATACAAAGTTTATCGAGGGTAATATTTAATGCAAACTTTCAGAGTAGAAATTAAAAACTGTTATCAGGCAACAATGTTTATATTAACTAATAAAGAATTACATCAAGTATGTGGGTTAATTCATGGTTTCCTTAATGAAGAAATGACATTTATTATTCAGGATCAAAAAACTTTAAGATATTTTACTATAGCTGAGATATTATTACTAGCTTTGGAATCAATTTAAATGACTAAAACTTGGATAGCAATTAACAAAAAAACTAAAAAAATATTCAACGATAAATTATACAAAAGTGAAGGTTTTTTAGTAGCCACTGTATACGCTTGGCATAAACACACATGGAATATACCAAAAGATAAACAAAACTTTGAACATAAAAAAGAATACACACAAAAAAATTATCATATTATAGATTTAAGTAAGCACTTAGAGGGGCTAATCAAATGAATAACAAAAGATCAACATTTCAATACGATAACGAAGGTAATCTATATCTAATTAAAGTAAGTGATCTAAATTATTTTAAGGAATTATTAGAGCAAATGGAAAATCAAAACCAGTCCGACTATGACGAAACTAATTATCATGAAAGTGCTGAAAGTATCTTTAATGATGAGTTTGCAGGTAAAGTTATAGAAGGAAACTTAACTAATATTAGTTTTGAAAATCCTATTGAAGATATAAAGGACTAAAAAATGAAAGTAAGTGAAGCAATCGAGATATTAAAAACTTTAGATCAAGATAAAGAATTAATTACAGCTATGTGGGAAGATGGTGCGTATGTATTTGATAAGTCATTTATAAACGATCAAACATTTAAAAGTGATTTAATAGAATGTGGTTTTAATCCTGATAAAATTATAGTAATAAGTTAAAGGTAAAACAAAATGATTAAAACTCCAAGCGGACAATATATTAACCCTGATGATATCTCATGTGCTTATCTTGAGTTATTTCCATACAAGCATAAAGAAACAGGTCAATTATATAAAGACTTTGATTTACCTGTTTATATGGAAAGTCAATGGTTTAAAGGCTTTGCTATAGAAGTTACTTTAAGAAGTCAGAAAGATAAACTTACAGCTTCATATGCTTATGAATCAAAAGAGCAGGCACAAAATGAACTAGATAAAATGATGGGTAATGTTCCTACTACTGATATAATCTCTAAAGAATACTTAGCAAGACATAAGTTAATACTTAAACAAATGAATGAAGATTGCGACAAATCAAAAGAGCTACAATTTTACTTTACTAAGTGGAGAGTAACTATTGATAATGATTCTAATAAAACTGAATACTATGATAACTTTGATAATGCTTTTAAAATATTTAATGAATATCAATTATAATGCTATATTTACAATCTACTTATTAAAATCAAACAAACTAATTTAAAATAAATAAAAAATAAAACCCTTGATATAAAAGGGTTTTATTTTTTTAAGTGTCGTTTTTATAGGGGTAGAGATCAAAGATTATTTTATTTATCAAAAATCAACATAGAGCATTAAATTTGAACATCTAAAACTATCATTTCTTTTATTCCAAAGTTAGAAAGCATCATTTTTAAAGTAGTATTTAAATCAATAAGCCCTACACTATGACACCTTTCTAAGGTAAATTGATTGCCTGCCAAGTGTAAATATTCGTCATAAGTAAATATAACTTTGTTTGGGCGTTTACCCGTTTTCTTAATCTGATTACCAACGGCACGACCTATATCATCTATCCAATTATAAAAATAACTAGACCATTTACTAGTATCAATAGTATTTAAATCAAGTAAACCATCAATAGTTATACGCTTTACTGCTTCTAATTCATCAATCTTATAGGGTAAAACCTTTAAAGCTATATAAACACCTGTTTGAATAAAGTGAGCCTTATACGCTTTAAAATGAGCCTTTACTCTATTAATAGTTTTCATTTGATTAGCAATCATAAATAGAACCTATATACTTAGAATTTGGCTTAGTTAAACTATGATAAGTAAAACCTAATTTGTCCCTGTAAATCTCATCAACCTCAATATCAAAGTGCCTGTTAATAGTACCTTTAGCGTTAGCCATACCATAAAAGAAAGAATTTAACTGTATAATATATTCGGGTGGTTCGGTTGAAAACTCTACTCTATCACCTTCAAATAAATCTAATCCATTAATATCCTGCTTACCAGTAAACTTACAAAAGATTAAATTATTAATATCATCAACTAACTGACAAGCGTCAGCCTCTACTACTAAACCTAATGATCTTTTAAATAATTTAACTTCAGTAATACCTATGTAAATATACTTAGTTTTAAAATCAGGGTCTTGATCTTTTAACTGCTCATCAGTAAGCTTGTAATATACTTTAAATTTATCAATCATTTTAATCTTACCTTTTTTAAAATATCCTATCATTATATCAAAAATATATATAAAATATATCATTTAGATATAGATAACTTGGAGCAAATGATGAGATATTATAAATGTGACGGCTGTAAAAAAGCATTACTTGAAGCGGAAGTAAATATACTGCAAGGCATACCCGCTTGGCTTAAGTCAAATAATCTTGGTAGAAACAAAGATAAAGTAATAGAAACTCAGTTAGAGTTATGCCCTAATTGCTACTATAAAAAGCTTGAAAGCAAGTGAGAATCAAAGCTTTACATATTTTATGTATACTTTGAAAGTTTATTAAATTGTAGTCAGTACTGACTATTACTTGATTTGATTATAGTCTATTGCTTAATTATTTGCTATTTCTTTAGAGTAAACTTTGTGATATCATTTTAATAGTTAGTAAACAGAAATCATGCCTGTTCGCTTATCTGCTGACTTATAACAGGCTCTTTTTTTTCTCAAACATTCAATATAAACTATTTACTCAATATGATAGAATTAATAAAAACATGTTAAAAGGATAACTAAAATGTCATATATTCCAAGATTAGCACTTGATATAAAAATACCTTTAAGCGAACTTATGATAAAAAGAGAATATAAACCACCTTATAACAGTGAAAGATGGGATATAGTGACAGATAATCTTATAGAGAAAATAATGTTTAATATCTATGGAGTAATGTCACCTATTAACCTATATGTACACAAGAAAGATTCTAGCAAGTACTTACCTATACTAACTTATATCAAACGTGTATTAGACCCTAAAGAATATCATTACCATACCGATAATAAAGAAGAAATAGCAACTATACAAATTGAAATAATAAGAGAGTTATACAGACTTAAAGAACATCAGGGATTATCAGATATAGAAAAACACATTAAACAAGACGCTCTTGACCCAACACATATGCAAGACTATAGACGTATAGCAATTATTGAGAGTCACTTAAAAAATTAACTTGATACCTTTATTTAATTGTTAGCTTAGTAATTTCTTACTAAGCTTTTTTCTTATCTCAAAATGTTTTAATTATTTTCTTATTTACCTATTGCATTAATATCACATGTGATGTATATTATATTTATAAGCATTAAAAAAGAAAGCGAGTTTAAAAATGATTCATCAAGCAAGTAAAAACATATTATCTAATGTAACTTTAGGTGATGAAATAATATCAGGTGAAAAAGTATTAACAGGCGATAAAGCAATATGTTTAAATCGTGGAGTTATAGAAAAACTTGATAACGGTATATTCAAAATAAGAAAAGATACTTTAGAAGGTGAAGTAGAAATGTATCTATCTAAAGATGAAATAAAAGCAATCTTAAACTGGATGTTATAAAGTATTTTAAAAGTCAGGATCTCACGAGATCTTGTATTTAGAATATAAAATAAGGAGTTTTAAAAATGGTAGGTAAAATAGTAACCTTTGGAGTTAATAGACAAATGGAAATCATAGAGTATAAAGAAGTATCTTACTCTAACCCAGATATCATAGGCAGATTTAAAGCAAAAGGTAAAAGAGGAGCTATAGTGTCAGGTTTTCATTATAAATCAGGCAAATATCAAATAGTTTAAGGAGCTAAACAATGATTAATTTTAAATACTTTGATATGTGGCGTAAAGTTGAACAAACAGATATTAAAACAGTAGAGGAGTTTTTAAATAAATACTGTAAACATGAAAGATATAAAGGTAGAGGTCAAGATTATGCTGACACTGTTCTTAATTCCGCTAAAGAAAGCTTAAAAAATAAAGGAAACACTATTTTAAGCCGTCATGAATCGGTTACGGGTCAAGTAGTAGCATTTTATAGAGAATTAACATCTGAAGAACAAAAGGAGCTTAAAAAATACAATGAAACAAACTAATGAACAAAAAAAGGCTACTCAAAGAGAATCAATGAAAGAGCTTAGACAAGCTTTTAAAGACTCAGGGTTAATCAAAGTAGAAATATGGGTTAACCCTGACAAAGTAGCTAAAATTAAGGGATTTGATGAATCTGCTTTAATCCCTAGAAGTAAAGTTGGTAGAAAGAAAAAAGAAATTTAAAATATTTTCTTTCAAACACTTGCAATTAAATATCACATGTGATATTATATATTTATCGGTTGAAACAAACCAATTATAAAAAAGGTAAAAAACAAAATGGACAACACTTTTACAGAATTTACAACTTTATCACAAACAGGAAAAGAAAATGCGGTAAGAGTTCATAATGAGCAATTTGGAACTAATTGGACAGTTGAAGAGGCAATGATGAGCATGGTTTTTTGTGGGTACTACTTTTATGAAAACGGTAAGAAAAAACATATAGCTACAATGGGCTGGACTGTTTAAATAGTATTTTAACTCAGAGCCTTAAGGGGCTTTGAATTTAGGATATTTTTAAAAAAGGTAAAAACAAAATGAACAGATTAACACTTATCGGATTAGTAACAGCGACACTAACAATTATCATTTTAATGGGTTTAGCTCCAAGTGCTTTATTTATCAATACAGATAAACCTACAGTTAACCAGCTTGTACAAATGATAGAAACTAATGATTTAAAAATTAAAAACCAAGCGTTAAGAAAATAGTATTTTAAAAGTCAGGATCTCACGAGATCTTGTATTTAGAATATGTCAGACAAGACGTTAAAATCATGACTCAAATCAATCTAACAGGTACATTTAAAAAACCTACAGTAATAAAAATAGGTAAGTACGCAATAAACTTTACGTACAGAGTGATTACAATTACTCAAAAAGATAGTTATATTCAAAGATATTTTTAAGGAGAATAAAATAATGAATCAACTCAATGAAAAATTAAAAATAAGGTCAGATGCTTATATTTACTATATGCTAAGTAATTTATTAACTGATAAACTAAATTTTTCAATAGTTAAAAAAATAACAAGCTTTATCTCAACCGCAATAAATAAAAGAAATCAAATAAGATTATTTATAACTTTAAATACTAGAAAATAAATGTCTAAACACATAGGATATATAAAAGCTTATAATTATGATGGCACATTCTCACTAGTAGAGCTTAAACTAAACAAATCTAATATCTATTACATAGAAAATAACAATCAAGTTTACATCACAAAAGAAGTATTAATCTATATGATAGATTTTTATGTAGCTGAAACAGGTAACACTGATATAGATAAAAATAAAATTCTCAATACAATTAAATGGAGTATAAAAAAATATAAACATGGTAAATTATAAAAAATCACTTGAAAAACAAATCAAGCAACAAAGTTCACTAACTTTAAAAATAGGAACTGAAAAAGAGTTAAAAGCTAGAGAACTGCATATCTTAGGCGATAAAATAAAACGCTCTACAGATAATGACCCTTTCGGGGATTATGCAGTATATAGCTTATATAGATAGCATTAAAAAAGCACTTAAATTAATTTAAGTGCTTTTTGTTTTCTAAATAAGTTTTATAGTTTAGCTCTAACTAAACAATCTTTAGCTTCTAATAACTTTCTTAAACCTGCTGATTTTTCCGCACTATCAGGAAGTATTAAATCCATATCTCTAGCTAAATCACCTATAGGCTTTGATATTTCTTGTAAATGTTGCGGTAGATGTTCATACTCAAAAAACTTAATTATAGGACTAGCCATTTTTATACCTCTTAAAATATATAAATACCCTTTGTAAGAATCAAACTTACGACTCCCTAGTTCGTAGCCAGGTACTCTATTCACTGAGTTAAAAGGGCAAAAGTTGCCATAAGGATTTACACCTTAATTCTCGTGAACTCCTCCACGTATTTTCTTAGTTAAACTATAGCAACAAACAAAAAGCCTATCAAATCCATTTGATAAACCTTTCAAATAAATATATCATATTCCAATAAAAAAAGCTACTGACATAATCAATAGCTAAAAAACTGACAAACATAATTAATAAATAAAATATTTGTGATCTTAGTATATCACCTTACTTAAATTAATTTTATCTTTAGAAATAAAATACATTAAAAGTAAATTATCTAATTTAATTGATTTACGTATAATCACAATTTTTTTAAATTTGTTTTTTCCTCTCAGAACCTTAAACTTAAAATCTAACTCCTTAAGAACAGTTTTAATATTTTGAGTAAAATACATAGAAAATTTTTGTAGTATTACATCAAAATCTATTAAATCAACCTTTAATAAAAACTCAGATAACTTTTCTTTTAATTCACTTAAAATCTTATCTTTAGACTCTACTAATTTAAATTCTTTAAAAACTTCCTTAGACCTTGAACTTAAATAATAGATTTTTCTTTTTCCTGAACTAGTTAGACTATATACTTCAGCAACTAATATTCTTTTCTTAAACTCAAAACTATTAGTAAGTTTACTTAATTTGCTTTTATTTACATTAAAAAGTTTTATAAGATCATTTGTATTAGCCGTTAAATTATAAGTTAAAAGGTCTATAACATCTTTAACCGCTTCTTTATTATTTATAAGTTTATTTATTGGCTTAAGTATTTTAGCTTTTTTATTCTTTTTAGCATTTATTTTTAAAATAGATTTATTTTTTTTATCTTCAGGAGTAACACTTTTTTTATAATTTTCTTTTAATTTTAAAGTCTCTTTATTTTTTGCATAATACTTTTTGTTCCTAATAGATAATCTTTCTTTATTATCAATATAATACTGCTTATTCCTAGCTTTAAATATTTCTTTATTATCAATGTAATACTGTTTAGTATACTCTTTAGTGCCTTCCATAATATTAAACCTTTTATTTTACATAATAACTTTTAGTCAAAGTTAAATTTCTATTTTTTTGCCTTGTTATTAAATTATCTATAAATCTATTAGTATCAGAAACAACTAATGTATTTTGTTTAACTGGCTTTTTAGGTTCTATAAATTTTACTTTTTCTTTAGTATTTACTTTATCTTTTACATTTAATTTTTCTTTTCTTTTCTTATCCCACTCTAATTTATATGCTTTCCTTTTTTCTTTTTTTTCATCGCTTAAAATAGGTTTAATTTTGTTTTTCTTAGCCTCATCTATTTTTTCTTTATTTTTTCTTCTATACTCTCGATTCCTGGCTAATATTTTTTCTTTATTCTTTTCATAACTTATCTGCCTTTGCTCTTTAGTTTGCGGCATTATTGTTAACCTCATTAAAATAGCTTTTCTTCAATGTTAATTTATTAATTTCCTGATACAAATTCATATTACTAGTTTCATTAGAATTATTATTTTTTAACGCTCTTTTAACTAGTTCTTTATTCTTTTGTATAGTCTTACTATCTTTCTTTTTATTCATTAGTCATCACCTGAAAAACAATCAAATATACTATCAAATATACTATCAAAATCTAAATCATTACTAAAACTGTGTCTTTTATTTTTAGAACTTAATCTTAAATAAATCAGGGTCAAAATTAAAACAATTATAACTATTACTGATATTTGATAAACCATTTAATTAACCCCATTTCTATAATCATAAGGTTGAGGTATGACATTAATATCAATCTCTAAACTTTCATTATTTCTTTTTTCTATTAAATTATTATTAGTATCTTTTTCTCTTATTATATTTAAATATTTATTATTTCTTTCTTTTTCACTGTCTAATGAACATTTAAGATATTGAATTTCATTATCTTTAGAAACACAACAATCAAAATTTAGTTTATTTATTTTTGAATCTAATTCTTTAAATTTATGCTTATAATAATTTAATTCCAAAAATAAATAAACTATTAGTAACCCCAATACTATATAAGATATATCCATTATATTAACCCCAATTCTTTTTGTACTTGTCTAACTTTTAAACCATTCCAGGTTGCACGTTCAAAAGTACCACTAGCAATAATACTAACATTTTCTAAAATCTCATAAGTTGTTTTTACTGGCATATTATCAAACTTATAAGCTATTTTAAAAATATCATTATGAGTTAATTTATTATTCTCTTCTTTAATTTTTCTAGCTTCAGCAATAATATTATCTTTATGCTTTTCTTTCTTTTCTTTTAAAGCTTGTACATATTCATTTTTTTTCTTTTCTGCAATTTTTTTAACTGGATTTGATTCAAAGTGAATATCGCACGTATTATACTCATCTTGCCAAGGATAATGATTATCTAAAGTTGTTGCAGGCTCTCTACAAATATTACATAAAATAATAACTTTTCTTAATTTAATAGCCTCTTCTTTATCCATTTTAATATAAGCACATTGCTCTTTTTCTTGCTCTTCAAAATCTAATTCTATATAAACATTCATTTAATTTTATCCTTAAGAGCTAATTAAGTTTAGCTCACTATAATTTTATTTAATTTAATCCAGTTGAGCCAAAACCACCAAAACCCCTACTAGTATCAGATAAATCTTTTAACTCTTTTATATCTACTCTAATAACTGGACAAATAACCATTTGTGCTATTTTCTTACCTTTTTCAATAAAATATGTATCACAACCATGATTAATTAATAAAACTATTATTTCACCTCTATAGCTTTCATCAACAGTGCCAGGAGTATTTAAAACTGTCACTGAGTGATTTAAAGCTATGCCGCTTTTAGGTCTTATTTGGGCTTCTACTCCTTCGGATAATTCTATGCTTAAACCTGTTTTAATAGCTTTGCACTCATTAGGATAAATAAGATTATCTTCTATAGCATATAAATCCATTCCTGAATCCTTATCATGTGCATAACTTGGTATTTTTGCATCTTCATGTAGTTTTTTTATATATAACATCTCTTGTATTTTCATTTTAATTTATATCCTTTTTTCTAACTTCCATACAATAATCACAATCGTCTATTTCGTCAGTTAACTTCCATTCACCGCAACTGTTACAATATCCCTGCGTATAATAATTTTTCTTTATAAGATCAGATTCACATTCTAAACATTTACATTGACAATTAATATTATATTTTCCCGCTTTCATTTTTTACCTCTGGCTTAACAAGCATATAACAAGATAAACAAATACCTATATCTAAAATAAGTGAGCTATTCCTGCAATTTGAACATTTAAATGTTTTCATCTTTCACTCCATAATAATTTAAATAATATATTTTCTTTCCACCTCTAGGCGAATAAGTATCTGATATCTCTAAAGGGTAATGATTCATTACATCATAAAAATATCTACTTAGTGACGTATCAGATAATTCTGTTAACTCTGGTAATAACAATCTTAGTTCAGGCATTGTTATCTGTTTTTTATCTTTAATCTCATTAAAAATTAAAGCTCTGTACTCTCTAACTTTTTCGTATATTTCAGTTCTACCAATTTTAAACCTCTTGATCTTTTAATATATTAAATTTTGCTAGTAAGGCGTTTTTATACTCTTTATTTGTGGTTTCTAAATCCTGGTTATCTTGTCTAATAATTCTTAAATCATCAAGGTTTTTGCAATCATTAACTTGTTTCAATACAGATTTTAATACGCTAGGAACTTTCTTTTTTTTATTCTTATTTATATTATTAATATGCTTACTTAAATCCCATATTCTATTATTTTGATCATCAGTAGGATATAAAGCATTAGCCTTAGTATCTTTTTCTTTAGTACAACTAGCTTTTACTTTTTGCATTCCGAGAGTATATAAAAATCTAGCTACACCCCATTTTACAGCAGCACGCTTAAATGAATCGCTTGACTCTCCTTTTTCTTTCTCAGTGTTTGATTCAGTTCCGCAATCCCATTTCCAAACCCATTCGTCATTTATTTTTATTCCTATACCTGCATACATATTGTCTTTAATTTCTTTATAATCGCTTTGCCAATTTTCAACCCCTACCACTTCGTCAAGTAAATCCATTACTTGTCTAGCGTCTACATAAGCAACACAAGTCGCTTCGGGTTTATAAGCACTAAAAGATTGCACACGCCATTTATAAGGTAACTCTTGCTTTAATTCCGCTAATATTTCAGGTGTTATAATTTTACTTGTCATTTTTAAATCTCTCCCTTTAAATCTTTAATTGTTTCTTTATAATATTCCTGATAGTTTTTTAAATTCTCTATCTCATTGTTAGCTTGTTCCAGATCATCTACAAGTTTATTTATTTCATTTTCTTTATTAGTTAAATCATCTTGCATTTTTTCAACAAACTTATCACGTAAAAGTAAACGCTCTTCTAATACCTCAATTCTTTTATATAAAACCTTATTTGTATTTTCTAAAACTGTAAATCTTTCATTTAAAACTTGAAGCTCTATCTTATAAAATCCTTTTGTAAAAGTCATTTGTTAACCCCCTGACTAGGTTTAAAATGCTTTATAGCATAAGCACAAGTTAAGCAAAAACCATTAATAACTACATTACAAACTACATTACATCTATCACAATATCTATATTTAACTTTGCTCATCTTAACCTCCTACATTCCATACAACTATGCACACAGTATAAAAACCAGTTATAAACAAACTAACCCACATTAAAGCTTCTATTTGATTACTTTCTAAAACTTGTCTTACTTTCATTCTTAAACCACCTCTACTGGATCAATATAATAACAAGGCTCACAAAAACTAACTAATATTTCTATAGTCCAGCTTTCACCTATTTCAAAATGCTTATTTTCTGTACTTAATAATATTCCGCACTGTGGGCAATTATTCATTTTTTTACTCCTTAATAATCCACATCAACACTACTAATATTTTCACACTTATTACAAAAATAAATCATAATAGGAGCTTCAAACAAACCTAAATCTACTAACACTTTTTTTCTTTGAATTATAGAATTACAATACTTACAAAATTCTGTCATTTTAATCTTACCTTTTAATAATCTATATCAATAACACTTTCACACTTGGCACAATAAAGAATTACAATAAGAATTTCAAAATTATCTATAGTTATTCTTTTTCTTTTTAGCTGTAAATTAATCTCGCATATTTTGCAAATTACTGAACTCATTTAAACCTTACCTTTTAATTTTTCCATCTCTGGAATATATAAATTTCGCACTTCTTTTTTAAACTTTTGAAAAAAACTTGATAGTTCATAACTATGAAAACTACTTTCTAACAAAAGATTTATTTCACCTGTAAATAAAAACTCTATTTCATAAAAAATATTTCTCGGTGAATCTTCAGGCCAACCCTCATATAAATAAACAAAGCTATAAAGTAATCCCGTTTTACTTTCATTATCTCGGATTACATAACCCGAATTGTCATTGTATTGGTTTTGTTCACCTAACAATATCTCTTTGTTAATCACCTCAGCCACTATAGGCATAAGTATTTTTTGATACCCTAATCTATCCATTAATCACCTCATCTTCACTTAAAAAGAACCATAATAAAACCGCACAAACTAAAGCTATACCAACAGGTAAAAACGGGCTATTATCTGTTAAAACAATTAAACCTCTAATCATTTTTTTACCTCCGTTAAACTTTCAGCAATATTTTCAGTTCTACCAGTTAAATTACAAATTTGTAATAATAAATCCTGAACTTTTAAACAAGGAATTACAGGCATATTGTGAACGGTTAAACTAGTTATTTCAGACACTAATTTATTAATTTGATCCATATTATTTTTAATTGACATTTTAAATATCTCCATTTCTATTTTCATCATAAAATTCTACGAACTTATCAAAACACTTAGTAACTATTTTATTTAACACTTCCATATGAACAGAAGCATTATAAATATTACTTTCAGGATCAAGAATATTATCAAAAAACCTGTTATATTCACTGTTATTAAAATGTCTTTTTTCTGGAAACTCTATACCTTTATCATCACATAAACTTTCTATGTAATTAACTATATAAACTGATCTAGTACCAGTCTTACAACCTTGATAAACTATATCTAAGTCATCAGTGGCTAAACTCCATAAAAACATGGCTTGATCTTCTGTTATAGTTATATTTAAAAACTGTTTTGCATACTCAGCGTAAGTAATTTCTGTAACACTATCAGCAGGCACAAACTCAGGATTATGCAACACTTCTAAGTAATCTATCCCTCTTCTATTAAATTCTTTTCTATAGATATGAAAAGGAACTAAACTTTCAGCTTTAAACTCTGCAAGTGTTTTAAATTCATTTTTTTTCTTTTTCTCAGCTCTAAAATCAGCTACTAAACCTTTATTATCTAAACCTTTAAACTTTTCTTGATAAGTCTTTTCTAAATCACTTGTTACGCTTCTAAATGTCATTTGTTTTTACCTCTTAAAATATAAAACAATCATAATTTTGTTTTTGTTTATCTGTTAAATATTCAGGTTTAACAATCTCATAACCTAATTTCTTACAAACATACTTTGTTAATAACTTACCTGCTCCTATACCTTCGGTTTTTATTCCTATTACCGCTTCTTTATTTCTAGTAACCTTTATAGTTAATTTAGGAAGTTGTGTTTTTAATTCTTGTTTTAAAACTTTTTCATCAGCAAATTTTGTCATTTTGTTTTTACCTTTAATTTCAATCGTTAAAACCAAGTATATATTAATCACATTTAAAAGTCAACTACTTCAAGAGATATTTTTACAATCTCTATGAGTTGTATTTTATCTCTTATAGTGTTACACTAATATTATTATATTTTTAGAGGTTTAAAAATTGATCGAAATAACTTTACTTAAAGTATTGCAAAAAAGAAAAATGAGACTTAGTGATTTAGCACTAGAAACAAAACTATCAGCTAACTTTTTATCTGATGTATCAAGAAACGTGAAAGGCGTCACACTACCAACTCTTAACAAATTATGCAAGGCTCTTAAGTGTCAACCAGGAGATTTATTAAAATATAAAGGAGAAAAAGATGGAATTTAAACTAAACAAAAAGGTTAAAATTATTAATCCTGAGTGTATACATTTTAACTCTACAGGTATTATAAAAGAAGTTTATACAGACGGAGAACCAAAAATAAGGGTTTTATTAGATAAAAAACAAGTACTTAGATATTTTAATACTGATGAGCTAAAAATATGTGTCAAATAAATATTTTTGGAGATATACCAACTAACAAAAAGCCGTTAAGTTTAAATTGCACTGTAAACGCTTTTAAATCTCATTATGAGTATAAACCTAGTACAGAACAAAACAAACATTGTTTAACATGTAAATCAGTGCAATCTGACAAAGATAAATACAATAATAAAATCTATCTTTGCACTCAACATTATAAATTAAAATTTGAAGTGTCACAAAGTCGTGTATGTGACGTTTGGAGTAAAAAATAGAATGGAAATAATCAAAAATATTGAAGGCGTTGAAGGCAAAGAACATAAAATAATTTTAGACTATGAAGATGTAGAAGACTTAAACAATAATAAAGACTTAGTAAATTTATCTGTAGGTAAAAAGAAAACACTTTTAATTTATATAGCGGAATTTCCAAACGATAAATTAAATCATTATTTAGAAAAACTAAGTATAAATAAACAAATTGAAGAAAGTGACAAAGCAATAGGAGTTAAAAGGAAATAAAATGAAAACCAAAGAACAACTAAAAGAATTAGATTTAGTTATCACAGCTAAAATATTATTAGAGTTTATCTCAATCAAATTTGAAAGCTTATCTGATAAAGACTTAAACTTAATTAAAAAACTTTACGCTGAAAATTCTTTAATCTGGTGGGATCAACAAACCGATTATTTAACTAACTTAGTTAATTTCTATCAAAATGAAGTAAATAAACTTACTAAATTAATTAAAGAAAGTAATTCACTTGATGATAGAATCAATTTTAGAAATTTATTACAAAATAATAAACATCACTTAAAAAATAATTTATTCAAACTTCAAGAATTAAAAGACTCTTTTGAAAAAGTGAAACCTAAATACAACAAATTATTATCAGGAGTTAATTAAATGAAAACAATACTAACAATCGGTTTAATAATCTTACTATCACAGTTTAACCCGTGTCAGGATAACAAACCGTTCCCTTTACCTTCACCAAGTGAAACACCTATTTTAACTAATCAACTTTAAGGAGTAATAAATGGAAACTAAACAAACTTTTCAACCTATAATGCTTGTTTTATCCTCAAGAGATCAAAAACTTTTAATCAACATATTTAATAAAGTAGCTGTACATTTTGGCGATGAGCCTGAGCGTGACCTAATGGATAAAATATTATATGAAATAGAGGATAAAAAATAAATGCAAGATTTTTATATTACAGAGTTAGATACCTGTGAAATAGATGAAAATAACAATGAGATTTATGGTGTAACAGATATACATGTCTTTATTCCTGATGAGCCTTTAGAAGATAATGACGATATAAACTCAATAGGGAATATTTCATTATGTGGTGAGGTAAGAGCTTTGGCAATAGAAGATGAAACCTTAACATGGCTTGATTTAATAGATGTAAAAAGTAACTATACCAAAAAAGATATAACATGCTCGGATTGTTTAAATTTATTCAATCAATTTTCAGGCTTTGAGGAGTAAAAAATAATGGAAATAAATTACAGTTTAAAACTTGAACTAACAGGATCAGACATTCAAGCACTAAAAAACATTCTTTTAGATTCTAGCTTTAAAACATATAATTCTTATGATGAAAAAGGTTATTATGAAAACAAACTTATAAACGAATTATTAGAAGAGTTAGGAGCTGAAGAATAATGAATATAAGCGATTTAGTAAAGCATAAAACTTTAAAAGGTAAATTCTATATAAGACTTAAAAAGAAAGCCAATAACCAATGTTTAATAGCTAATTACCCGTTTAGCACTCAGCATATTAAATGCTCAACCGATGATTTAATTTTAATAAAGGGATAAATTTGAAAAAACTTAAATAATTTACATATAATATTTAAGGTGGTATAATAGCAATACAGGAGTATAAAAAAAATGATAAGAGTAGAAACTAATAAAAAGGTAAAAAAAACTTATACATATTCAGAAAAGAATATAAAAGATTTAACAAATGAAGCTACAAGGCTAGGTGTTCATATTTCTGAAATACTTAGAGATATAGTGAATGATTATTTTGATAAAAGATAGAGCCTTAGAGCCTATCTAAACTATTGGAGAATTTAAACAAACGCTAAGACCAAATATATTTATGTAACATTCTTAGTTTAGCTTAAATTCTCCTAAAAAACAATATTAAAGGAGATATTTTTTAATGTCGGCAATTCAAAAACAAAACAATTATAGAGGAAACGTGACTAATCATAAAAGTGAGGATCAAACTTGGTATCTAAAATTTATCAGATACCCTAAAATAACAGCTAACGCAAAATTAATATACTTAAATATCAAAACAAACGATGTTAAATATAACGAGAATATTAAAAGTTTAATGCTTAAATGTAACCTGACAGAAAAAGCAGTTAGTAAGGGAGTAAAAGAACTTGAAAACTTAAAGTTGTTATCACGTGAGAGAATAAGCGTAGATGGTAAGTATTTATGGACTTATACTACTTATCCTTTTGATGATCAATCCCCCCTTTTCAATGGTATTGAAAGCAACCCCATTGCAAGCAAGGGTATTGCAAGCAAGGGTATTGAAAGCAATAGTATTGAAAGCAACCCTGTTGAATCAGACCGATATAAATATAAAGAAATAAATAAAACTAATTTAAATAAAACAAATAATAATAAAGATAATATAAAAGAAAATTTTGAATCACCTAAAGAAAAAATAGTTAATTTTCTATCTGAAGAAAAAACAAGCTTAATTAAACAACTTACAGAATTAAAGATATTTGAAAGTGTTGCTAAAGATTTAGTTTTTAATTACTCTAGTGACATTATTTCTAAACAATTAATTTATTACCCATATAGAGAAACTAGTGAACGCAACGCAGGTTATTTAGTTAATGCTATAAAAAATAATCAGGATATGCCTGACGAATACAAAAAACATTTATTTTCTTTGTCTATGAAAGAATTTTTAAATAAACACAGACCTGTTATGAGTATTTGGCGTTGTTCAATGGGTAGTAACCTAGAACAACTTAAAGAGAATATAGTTAATCCTGTATTAGTTCAACTAAGTAATTTAGATTATTACAGATCAATTTCAAAAGAAACTAGGCCCGAACTTGATGAAACATATAGTAGTTTTTTTGATGAAATACAAACAAAGTTCTTAAAAACATTTGAAATTATTTCTTTTAAAGAATTAATAGATATGATCTTAGAAGTTAAAGCAAATAACAAAGATATAAACATTAATTCTATAAGCAAAACCATATCAAAAATAATCAATAAGGGTGTTTAAATGAGTAAGATACTAGATTCTATACCACCGCATAATATACAAGCGGAAACGTCTGTTTTAAGTGCAGGTTTTACAAGTAAAAATTGTTTAGATGAAATGTTGAGTAAATTAAATGAGAAAAGTTTTTATATTACTCATCACGCTAAAATTTTTAAAGCCTTAAGCAATCTTAATTCTGAGAATGTACAAATTGATATTATAACTTTATGCGAAAAGTTAAAAGAAAATAATGATTTAGAAGATGTAGGCGGTTACAGTTATGTATTAACCGCAACTGAAAGTATTGTTCACGGTATGTTTACCAAACATTTAGAGATACTTAAGAACTTAGAAGTTAAAAGAGATTTAATAACATTTTCTTATGAACTTATAGAAATGGCTTTTGATCCAACAACAAAAACAGATGATTTATTAGAAGTAGCTGAAAGCGGATTATATGCAATATCTCAAGATAAATATACTAATGACTTAGAACATATGAAACAAACTTTTGAAGAAAAAGAACTTGAATATATGGGATATATAGATAATAGAGGTATTACCGAAGAGCAAAAATCTAAGAAAATAAATACAGGCTTTGAGCATGTAGATACTTTATTAGAAATACAGCCAGGAGGTTTATATATACTAGCGGCTAGACCTGCAATCGGGAAAAGTAGTTACGCTGTAAATTTAGCAACATATATTGCATTAAATCAAAATTTAGCTACTCCAATATTTAGTTTAGAAATGTTAAAAGGTAAAATAGCCGATAGAATTATCACGTCTGAGTTTGGTAAAAGTTATAATGATTTTAAATATGGGAATGTAAGCTCAACAGAAAAAGATAAACTAAAAGAAATATTTATTAAACTCAAAAAAGCTCCTATTTTTATTGATGATAAAGGTGCTGTTAGTCCGCAGGATATTAAAAATAAGTTACGTAAATTAAAAACTAAAGGGCAAAAAATAGGTGTTGTTGTTGTTGATTATTTACAACTTTTAAAAGGTAAAGGTTTTAACCGTGAAAATGAAGTATCACAAATTGCTAGAGAATTAAAAAATATTGCTTTAGAGTTAGAAGTGCCAATAATAGCATTAAGTCAATTAAGTAGAGCAGTTGAGCAAAGACAAAGTAAAAAACCTATTATGAGTGATTTAATACATTCATCAGAAATTGAAGCCGCTGCCGATGCCATAATAATGCTTTATAGAGAGGAGTATTACAACCCAGGAACTCGAACAAAAACAGCGGACGTTATAATAGTAAAAAATCGTGAAGGCTCAACGGGAGAAATAGAATTATTCTTTGATGGTTCGTTAACAAAATTTGCAAGCTTGGAGAAATATTAATATGTATAACGAATATTTTGAAGATGATATAGATACTTTGCTTAGAAAATTAGCTAGTGAGAAAAGATTTGTTGATATAGGTTTAATAGAGAAATATTCTAATAAAATTGAAAAGTGTAAAAATGACCCTGAAGCATTAGAAAGATTAGAGTATATTTTTAATGAGCTTCTTACTAATCAAGATAGTTGCAATCAGGTTATAAGTGATATTTTAAGCGTAAATAATAATACTCCTGATTATTTAATAGAGCCTAGAATAAGAGTATTAAGTGATAACGATATTGATATTCAGGATTTTATTAATATTAAAAACAATCAAATTTTATTAGATAAAAATAAAGGTAAAAAATGACTAAGATAGATTTATATAACAAAGATAATATGTTATTGATGAAAGATTACCCTGATAAATATTTTGATTTAGCGATAGTTGATCCGCCTTATCGAGATTTAAAAGATAACCAACCAACAAAAGATATGCGAAATAATGGGAGTATGAAAGATTTTGGAAATAAACCTAATAAAAGTTATTTTGAAGAATTATTTAGAGTAAGTAAAAATCAGATTATTTGGGGTGCTAATAATTTTAATGATTTATTACCTAATAATTGTGGATTTGTAATTTATAAGAAAAAAACTATTTCTGATACATTTACAATGTCTATGTGTGAATATGCTTGGATTAATAATGAATTATCTACTATATCAAAATTATTTGAATATGCTCCACAAGATAAATATAGAATACACCCCACACAAAAACCAACTGCCCTGTATCGTTGGTTATTAGAAAAGTATGCTAAACAAGGTGATAAAATTCTTGATACTCATTTAGGTTCAATGTCTATTGTACAAGCCTGTATAGAATTAGGTTTTGATTTAACAGGCTGCGAATTAGATCAACATTATTTTTTAGAAGGTAAAAACAGGATAGATAAGTTTGTTTCACAGTTAAATTTATTTCAAGAACAACCAGAAATTAACTATTATTTTTAGACGAGTTTAACCGTCTAAACTCGTCTAATTTATTATCTTAAATTACTATAGACAGTAATTAAAATTTACTATATAATGTAATTACTGTTAAATTATTGGAGTCTAGGAGAATATGACAGACAGAATAATAAAAAACAAGCTTGCTGAGTTAATGAAAAAGGAAAGATATAATAGTAAAACTTTAAGCAAAGTAATTGCTATAGATAACAGAACTTTATCAGGTATAAAAGCAAATAAATTAAAAGGTATTCACTACGATACTTTATTAAAAATATGTGAGTTTTTTAAAATAGAAGTAGGACAATTTTTATATATTGGAGAAGATTATGGAAGCTAAAATAAAAGAGTGTAAAGAACCGCAAGAGATTATTGATTTAGTTTTAGAGTATAAAGAAGCTGGATTTAATCAATGTAATACGGCTGATTCTTTAAATGTTAGAGGTTTTAAAAGGCATAACGGTAAAGAGTTTAAAGCTAGAGATATAAGTACTATTTTGTTAGCTAATGGCGTAAGAACTTTAACAAGAGTTAGTAAGGATAAAGAAGAAGTTAAGCAAGATTCTGAATTACCTAAACTAGATATCAATTTTGATGGTTTTAAAATAGGCGATAAAGTAAGAGTAACCAAAGATTATTTAAATAGATATAATCAGGTTGGAATTATTAAAGAATTTTTTACTTTTACAAGTAGTTGGACTAAAGAAGAGCAATTTTGTGCACGTGTTAGCTTTAATGTTGGTACTGATGAACTAAATCTAAATCAATTAGAGTTAGTTAAAGAAAAAGTTAAACAAGAGTCTAAAAAAAATACTAATCAAGAATTTAAAATAGGTGATAAAGTTAGAGTAAAAACCTTATATTTAACTGATGTTAATAAAATAGGTATTATTAAGGGAATTGGAACAACAGACAAAAATTTTATTGTTAGTTTTGATGATTTTAACGAGACTTCATTTCATAAATATCATTTAGAATTAATTAAAGAAGAAAAACAAACACTTATGTATGTTTATAAACCTAATGATTTAGTTAAAATAAATAATCCTGAATCTAAATATCATAATATGACTGGTATAGTTTTAATAGATAATGGTTTAAGAGATGGTAGCTCACATAATAATATTTATATTCAGTTGCCGTCTGAATCAGAACCAGTTTTAATACCTATAAAAGATATAGAAATTAACGATAAAAATTTATTTGGAGCAAGTCAAGCAAGTATTGATTTTGTAGAGAATCAAGATCAAAAAACAGAGTTTAAAAAAGCTGATGATAAGCTTAAAGTAGGCGATAAAGTTAGGGTTAGTAATAAAGGTTGTCCAGAATATAATCAAGTAGGAATTATATCAAGATTTGAAAGTGATGTTTTTCATAATTTTGCGATTGTAAATATTGATGGTCAAGCTTTTAATTATCATCAAGATAATTT